TCTACTGTTTCTATCCATACTCTAGCACCACAGGGTAGAGGATCATCTGGGCTATAGATTACCTTACAGGGTCCTTCTATCTCTACCTCATGACAATAGTCATTCTGAGAATGTGTTTTATTATAACCCTCGCCTTTCTTCTTCTTGTGTGTCTTGACTGTTAGGACAGGTTCTCTTACGCCTGTCTTATGGTTAGACTTGATCTTATGTTGATTGACGTGGATTATTTTTTTATTGTTCTCGCTCATTTCTTGTGTGACTGCTCCCGACATGCCCGACAACTTAGCCGACCAAAAGATGCCCGCTTCTCAAACACCAAGAAGTACGAGTGGTTTTTTCTAGCATGCACTTGCTTTTTTATTCTTGATACTCCGGGTCGTCCCTCACGCACCACAACAAACAAGTCCTTGCAATAAAAACCCAAGCCCTCAAGCCCTGTGATTATTTCAACGTGGGCAAGTCGTTGGGTGTTTGCACTAACAGCGTCTTGGCATTTTATAATTAACAAGCCCTTGTCCTTGAGTACCCGGTGAGCCTCGCTAGCCCCAGCCATATATGCATCGATGACACGATCTTGCCAAGCCAAACGACCGCGTGGTCTCGGGATGCTCACGCCTTCTCCTCCACCAGAATAGGCTTCTCGCAAATTACTGTGACTGCCGCTGCCAGCCAAGGCATCATTGTCTTCTCTATAGAAGCCTTCCATGTATGGTGGGTCCAAGACCAGCCCGTCCATAGAAGTGTCCTTGTACGGAAGCTGTGCAAAGTCAACCCCCGTGGTCAGATCAAGATCGGTGAAGCGCGCCTGCACCTTATCCTCAATCAACATATCCGAGCCAACAACCTTCCAGTGTCGACGATCAACATTCTTCCAGAAGACGCCGCGACCAAAGGTCACGTCTGCAATCTGCCCACCATCCGGCATATGCAAAGAAAGGATTGAGGGGAACACGGCAGCATTGCCTGCCACTGACGCAGAACGAGTTAGATCGGATGTTGCTTCCCCGCCCTGCGTACGCTTTTGTTTAAGCTTTTTCATTTTTTATTGTGCTCGCTCATTTTCTTTTTTACTATTGTCTTGGATGATGCATCGACGCACTAGTGCCAATATCCAGCTTGATTTGGAAAACGGTTGAACGAGCATATCGCTGTTTCGTATTTCCTCGCAGTAATTTGTATACGCCTCGTCAATGAGGTCCTTCTCTCCCTGTTCTGCATAGAGTGTAAATTTAAGCCTTTCCATCGGTACGCTGCCCCGTGGTCTGCCTCTTTTATTTGTGTTCTTCAGCATTCTTCATACTCCTTTGTTGCACTGATATTTATTTTTATTGTTCTCGCTCATTCCTCTTATACCACCGGTGCGTCTTATCGATTGTTTTAATATCTGCTAGGGTGATGTTGCGATTGAACCCCAACTCCTTGCGGATTGTGTCCAAGTCGAAGCGCATCTTATAGGGGAGCACGTCGCTATTATACGATAGCTCCATTATCTTCTTTCTGGTCTTGGATGATTCCATGCCGTCGGCAATCTTCTTGGGGATACGTTTCTTTCTTAGCTTTTTCATTTTCTTATTCTCCTAAAAGTACCTTGCATAAGGCTTTCTTGGTTTTGTCTGCATCGGCTAGAAGTTCAGCTACCTGCACTTCAGCCTTGTCCAGTTTTTGCTGCATGACGGTGAGTTGTTTTGTTATCTCTTCTAGCTTCTTCTTGAAGCGCACATTTTCATAATATTCTGATGGTAGTGCCATCTACATTCCTCTAATTACCGGGCTGAGTGGACCGGTATAAAATACAGCCACGGCTGATGGGAAGGGGGCGGCGTTCGTTGAGTCTCCGAACTTAAGCCGACCCTTGACAAATCTTATTTCTTTTGCCCTCATCACATAATCGTGCCAGTATTTCGTATCTGTTCTGGATGGGATTAGGCACACCACGGTTGTGTTGGGTTTAAGCGATTCTTCATACGCTTTCATAATCCATCTCTTTATGTCTCGCCCATAAGGCGGGTTCATAAAGACAGTCTCGCCTCCCCAGTCTTGGGCTAGCCCATCATCCGCTTCGGTGTAATACTTGGGGCATTTGGCGTTGCTCTTCGATGCACAGGGATCGAGTGTGAAGTTGAACTCCATATCCAGCTTGCGATAGAATGCCAGCGGCGTACCCCAGTTCCCTGTTTTGGAACTAAACATTATTTTCTGAGTCTGTGTGTCCAACCCACTCTCCTTGATTAAATTCTATAACTCTATTAAAACATATCTTGAGGCTTAAGTCAAGTATTAATTGTATTTTCTTTTGCTTCGCTAATCAAATCTACGTTGTCCGTCAAAGCACATACCTTGATGCCATTGGAGATCACAATCTTCATTGCCGTGCTGCCTTGCCATGGCATTTCAACGATTATGGCTGGCTTGCCACCATTAATGCATACCTTGTGGATCATTACCAGATCACCGACTTTCACTTACCATCTCCACATTTAGATAATGAAACGGGCGTCTTCCACATCCCAATACTTCTACAAAGGCATCGTGAGTTCCACCAGCATTGCGACGCTTAACGACGCTAACAATTATGTTGGTAACGCGGTTTCCTCTGAGGAAAACACTTACTAGATCGCCGACCTTCACTTGTCCCCCACAAGCAGGTGAACGTGCCTCTCGTTCCACATCTCAATTCCGCGAGGGGTGCCCACAGTTACTATAGGCGCATGCTTCTTGAGGATCACACCGACACATTCGCCCTTGGCATTGTTGGCAATGACGGTCGGTGGAAGTCTTACCAAATCACCTACTTTCATTTACCATCTCCAGAAACTGAAGCGGGGTCCATTGGATGCCTCGCTTCGCGCAGCAATACTTCAACTTTGCCACAGTAGGGTTGATTCCCAACGTCTCACAAGTATGCTGTGACGGGTTGGTGTCCAACACCAGTGCTACGGTGTTGTCCTGCTTTGGAATTCTGACCAGATCGCCGACTTTCATTACTCTCGTTCCCAATCGCCAGTGCGATCAGTCCACCCCAAAGCGAGGTGGGAAGGGGTGACGGTCCAGACCGTGCCATCGGTCGCGGTGACCTTGACATTCTTGGGTCCACGACGGAGGACGGTTCCGTGGAGAAGCTCACGGTTCCACTCCGGAACGTGACCGGGACCGGTGTGCTGGGCACGCCAAGAGACCTTGGTGCCCTTCGTGAGCAGTGCCTTGTGAGCCTGCTGCTTCTCCTCCCAGACCTGAGCCGAAGCCTTGTTCACGAGCAGAAGCTCATGAGCGGTAAGCCCGTGGAGGGAGTTGAGAACCTTAACACATGACGTCATCGTTGCCTCTCTTGTTTCGTTGAAGAACCAATCCCCCAACCACATCTATATAGTCTCACAGGTTGGCTCAGAAGTCAAGTATTAATTGTCATTTTTTTTATTTTTTTTGAACTTTATCCACCATCCCCACATTAACGGAACCATCAGCCAGTGGAGGCAAAAGACCCAAGCCACTGGTATTCCCGCATAAAATGATGGGTGAACGTAAGCTCCGAGGAAGGCGAACAGCAGAGGAAAAAGAATGTCCTCGATGATTTCCCATAGCACGATGATGACAACAAGTGCCTTTCCGTGCTCCTTTAGCACTTTTTTGAGACTGGACCACCTGAGATGTTCCAGCTTGTGTGCTAGCCTGTGCTTAATCCATTTGAACATGTGCTACCTCATAGGTTTCTCATCGGCTCGGTTTCTTCATCATCTTTCAAAAGAATATATTCACCAATGTATTTTTCATCATCTCTTTTAGTCAGGGATGGAATATTATTAATATCGTCCTCTAACGAAATCATCTTATCATACATTATCCCATTTATAATCCACTGTTCTTCATGAAATATCTTGATGCTCTCCAACTGATCGCGGATATGCCTCTCACGCAGCGCTGCATAGTATGCCCATGCCAGCATCGCCAACGTATACGCGAAGCTAAAAAGAAGCAGCAGTATGGAATTGTTTAACTCTATTTCCATAATAGTAAATATGGAAAATATTAATATTTTCGCCCATTTCTATATATTTATTACTTATCATCGACAACATGATCAACCAATCCATACTCTACGGCTTGCTCAGCGTCCATGATATAGTCACGGTCAGTGTCTTGTTTAATACTCTTCAACGTCTTGCCCGTGGCGTTTGCCATAATGCGATTTAAGCGCCCCTTCAATCGCACAATCTCATTGGCATGGATTTCAATATCACTAGCTTGTCCCTGTGCGCCGCCGAGGGGTTGGTGGATGAGCACTCTAGCGTTGGGCAATATCGATCTCTTTCCCTTGGCTCCGGAGCACAAAAGCAGGGCTCCCATTGATGCTGCCTGCCCAACACATACAGTAGCCACGTCGGCATTAATGTGATTCATTGTGTCGAGAATACCCAGCCCAGCGGTCACAGAGCCACCGGGAGAATTAATATAAAATAGGATATCCTTCTCTGGATCCTGCATATCGAGGAAAAGTAGCTGTGCGATGATAGAATTGGCGACATTGTTGTCAACCTGCGTGCCCAAAAACACAATCCTATCCTTGAGAAGGCGAGAATATATGTCGTACGACCTCTCGCCATTTTTGGTGTTTTCAATTACTGTTGGTGGATAATACATATCACTCCTTTTTATAGTTCGTTGCAATAAAGTGCTTGGCGTTAGAATCCGTTTCGGTCATCCTATCCCTGTACTGAATTGAATATTTAAAATCATAATCATCGAGAATATATTCTCCATAGAGATTTTCTGTAAACTCATCTCTATTGAGAATAATCATAACCTGAGCGCTCGTTGTTTTGAACCACTCTGCCAGATCTTCATGCTCTTGATCACCAAATTGACCATTGGGGTGATAACTTGTAAACGTTCTGGTGTAAGGCGGGTCCAAGAAGACAAAATCATCTTTGGTCGCAGTAGCTACGCTGTCCCTCCAGTCACAGCACATCAACTGTGTTTTGTCGAGCACGTTTTTAATGTTTTCTGGGTTCTCCTCTATTCCCTTAAAACTCTTATACCAGCCGTACGGCACGTTGAACTTGCCATTGCCATCAAACCTGAGCATGCCGGAGAAGGAAAGCTGTCGAAGAATATAAAATTGCACGGCTTTATCAAAATCAGAGCCGAAGTCATTATTTCTATAGTAATAATAATAATTGTTGGCAATCTCATATACCGGCTTATTCATCTCCTCTTTGAGGGCTTTGAGTTCTGCTCTCTTTTCCTTTACTTGTTCTTCCCATGAGGTAAGGTCATCGATGACTGAGCCCAGTTTGTTTTTGTCCAGTTCCCCGGCGCGAAGCAGGGCTTTGAGTGACTTTGACATTGCCGGTACTTTTTTAAAGTTTGAATCATGAATGCCGCCGAGGGCACCTTTGACTTCCTCAATCTGTTTTTCAAACTTTGGGTCTCTTTCAACATTGTTCATCTCTTGAGCGTACGAGGTACTCAATTGGTTGATGTGCTTTATAAAGTCGTGAGTATCGCTCTTTAAAACTTTATAAAAGTTCATGACGTCTGGATAGCTGTCATTGACAACATTCTTATCATGTTCTAGATCGAGCCAGATTGCACCACCTCCCAAAAAGGGCTCATAAAACGTGTCAAATTGGGTTGGCATGTACTGCCGCACAACTTTTATCTCGCGCCTCTTGCCGCCAGACCATTTAAAGAATGGTTTCATGCCAACAACTCCTGATAGAGTTCAACAATTTCCCGACACCGCGCAACGCACCATCGCTCATTGTACACCATGTCTTTTTGTCTTTCTTTGTAGAGAACCTCTCTATCAACCGGCACAAGCTCGGCAAATTCTTCTCCAGTCATCAGCATTGGTATGCCTTCTTCGCACTTAAACGAAGCGTCATCGATGTCTTTGCAGTTCCACAAGACAATCTTCGGCACAACTTCTCTACCCAATGGGTCCTTTTGTCTAACAAACGCGGCGGCTTTGTTCAGGCTGCTAACCTCACCGGCAGACTTTTTTGTATCAAAGAACATACCGTCCTTGATTTCAAAGATATATACTTTGTCGAGCGTGCACAGGAATGCGTCAAGGTTAATGTTTTTACCTTTTTCATCTACGCCACGCAGCGCCATCTGCACAACGAAAGCGGATGTTTGTGCTAAGTCAAAATTAGCTAGCTTTTCACTGCTAGACGTGTTGGGATGATTTGAATATTTTACTAGCAAGCCTTCCAACTCATTGCCATTTGCAATAACAGTGCTCTGCACCTTTCGCATAAGTTCGGCAAATTTTACATTGCCGGTGGCTCGATAATATCCACTATCTAGTATGTTTCCCTTTGGCTCTCTGTCTTCGATTCTCATTACATCTCCTTGTGTCACATGGAGGGCTGGGCATTCGCCCAGCCCCCTATTATATCCTTTAATATGTCGCAGCGCGAAGCTTCTTAAAGACGCTCAAACGGTAATTCTCCAACAGGTCCGCCGCGCCGTCCACGTCCTCAAATTCCGGCTCCATCTCCATTTCACGCCGCGAGGCTAGTTCTGCAATTGCTAAACGTACTATAGCCATTCGGGCTTCTTTGCCGCAATTGAGAAAGTTCTCTCGAATAAAGCGGTTATCTCGGTTGAAGATGATCATCCTCTCTGAAACATCTTCGCGCCATGGATCGGAACTTGCGCCCATGGGCTGGATATCGAAGCTCTCGATCCACCCACGCGATTTGCCCTTAGAGGATATCTTCTTGACATTCCCTGTACCCCTTTTACCTTTCGCGGGTGATCGAGAGCCGCGCTTTTGCTTTGGCATCACCGTCGGCTTGTTAGCCATGGCAATTGCAGCGGCCGCCACGCCGTCGTCTTTGTCAGCATCTTCCTGATCCTTGAGGCTCTTCGCCCTTGCCGCTTCAATTCCATAGAATGACCTAACCGCCTCAGTAATCACATCGGTAAGCGCCTGACCGGGGTCGACGCTAGCCTTGTCATTTGTCAAACCAAACAACCCATCGTGCTCCGGAGAAAATTCAACTTTAATGCGGGCAAAACGAAGGCTCGGATGCCGCACAGGTCCTGCGTTCCAATCGGCTTTGGGGTCTTTCATTATGCCGCCACAAACAAGGCGATCATTTCGAAAGAAATAAAGCCCAGCTTTAAATTCTAGTCGTCGCGACTTCTTGTCCTGATCCTCGCTGACCCTAACTTTAAGCAATGACTTAGGAACGTTGATTAAACTTACTTCGGTGATATGACCAACCACCTCGCCGTTAAGCTGAATGGGCTTTCGTACCCCTTTCTCGGCGCCGCGATGATGTGTGCCAACAGGGCATGCTCCAACAACTTCTTCTCCATTGATACGAATATTCAACGAGCCCTGATCAAGCCTTTCCCAGTAAATTTCTGCAAGCTCTCTAGACACTTTCGTGATAACGCTTGATGCTTTTTCATCCTTTAAGAAACGCTCCAGTTTTATCAATGTGCCTGTGTTTTCTTTCATTCCGTAGCCAAATGCTGCCCACTCTTCTTCGGCTTGAGGTAGGTCCATCTTGGTTGTGAGCCACCGGTCGTTTTCCCTGACAACATCCATGTCATAACATCGACCGTATACACCTTGCCCATCGCAGGTAATGGTTTCTTTACGATCTGCTTTCGCCAAGCATGACGAAGTTCCGCCCATGCCATACTTTCCGATATCGGATGGATTATATGATCGCTGCGCGCCGAGGGTGAAAGAATCATACAACACGCTTTCATTCATGCCGGTACCATTATCAGCAACAACAACGGCGTCGATGACGCCGTTCTCATCTCCAGATATTGTTACATCAATATCCGTCGCGCCGGCGTCAATTGAGTTGTCAATGAGTTCTGCAATGCAGCCATGCATGGAGCGGCGATGCGCTCGATGGCTTTCAATGGTCTTGGCTGTTAGCGGGTGTGTGTCATGCGCGGTGCTGGCATGCACATGTGCCTGATTATTACTCTGTTTCATTTAATTGCTCCTTTATCCCATTATCTTAACGGAATAATGTTTATTTTATAATACCCCAACCAAATCGCTTTGTCCAATTGGGATAATATTACTATAACAAAAAATATATGTCTTGTAAAGAACTTTTTCATTATTTTCCGTTATGGTCTGTCGTCTTTTACACCCTTGCCTTTCCAGCGCGCATTCCACCCCCGCACATCGTAATGTACAAAAGTTCTATAAATCCCCACGCCGCCTTTGTGCATCTTGCCTTCTCGGATGAGCCATTCAATTGTTTCTTTGACCGCTGCGGGCTTCATCCCTTTTATTTTAATGTCGGCTGCTTTTGCGCACATGTGCTGTGATTTTCGTGCACCGCCAATGCGAGTATTATATTTTTTCGAACGATACCCGCTGATGACCCGAATCGGCTCGCAAACGTGGTCTCTCAAAACTTGCAGGTTGTCTGCAAGTTTTTGAACGTTATCCATATATTCTTCGGGCACGTCTGAGCCGTCTCTACATTTAAACTCCCAAAGGGAGAAGTTCTCTGCTAGTTTCATTTTATATCACCTGTTGTGCTAACATCCACACGATCCGGATCCGGCATGCTTTTCTCGCAGGATCCTCCGCGATTTCTTAATATTTCGATACCATCTTTTTAGAATTTTGAGATGCTTTGGCACTTCGACACAGCGCCCTCCGGGCTTGGGTGCGCGTATAGCCGTCACCCAAGCAGCAACCCACTGCTTTCTGGTGGTGCGCCAGCGACACCTCTTCTTCACTTTCTTTAACACACGAAGAATATGTTTCATGTGCGCATCCGCGGCTTGAGCCGGATCGGTGCGCACAATGTCGTAACTGCTCTCCCACCAGCGCCACATCTGGAACAGTCCGATAGCTTGCGGTCGACCATCACGATAGTCCCCGCGAGCATTGGGGTTAAACCCAGACTCCCCGCATGCCTGAGCCAAGAGCATTCCTCGAAGCTCTGGCGGGACGCCGTGACGTTGTTCTGCCTCAATCAGCGTCCATAAGAGCTTTTCGTCGACTGCCCGATTGCCTGTGTATTTACAATCATGCAATGCCTGATCAACCAGTTCTTCGTACGATGGCAAGTCTTCTTGCCAAAGGGTTGTGGCACTAGTTGTCATTAAAAATATAATTGCTGCAATGTTCATTTAATCTCTCTTTCTGATATTACCTTAAGATATCGTGTACGACACTCTCTTCGTTCATCGCCAAACTGCACAATCGCAAGCTTCAATGGGTTTGACATCGTTGGCACAGATATACTAAGCACCACCCCCGTTTTATTACTGGGATGACCATCCCAGATACAAGCCGCATCAAATTCAACAAGATCACCGACATTCACTGATTACCTCCAATCCTTTATATTTTGCTGGTATTACTGTCATCTTACCAGTCTGCCATCGCACCGTTAAATATTCTACCATCTCTAAAGTATCCTCTGCGTCCAAAGTAGACGGTACCGCCTCAATGGACAGCACGACACCGGAAAGTATGTTTCCCGCGGATCCGCCGTCCCACATAACCAAGTCACCCCTCTTTACCATCGCTGCCAATGTTTTCTACATCTAGCTTCATAGTGATCAGACGCGCCGATCAGCACCGATGGACCGACATTGACACCATCTCCCACCTCCACCGTCTCATGTCTCCAAGTGTGCGTCGCGTCATCTCCGCATGCTTCACACACGGCTGTAACTTTTAAAACTGATTCTGCTCGCGCCATTAGCTGAGGCATTGGATCAAAAGGTGTGCCGTTGGAATCCATATCTAAACCAGCTACGATTACTCGCTTACCACTAGCCACCAACGCTTCAATTATTTTAGGAGTGTCCCACCCAAGAAACTGGCATTCGTCGATTGCCACAATTTCTATTTCTGTTGGCACCGATAAAAGTTCTTCCGCAGTGTCAATGACCCTGCACTTCATTTCAATGCCAGAGTGAGATACGACATGTGTCTCTGAATAGCGATTGTCAATAGATGGCTTGTATAGCTGAAAGGTTCTCTTGGCAATCTGTGCCCTCTTGAGTCTTCGCAAGAGTTCTTCGGATTTGCCGGAGAACATTGGTCCACAAATTACTTCAAGCTTTCCCATATAAATCTTCTACTGCTCCGTCTAGTTTTACTGCGAGATTGGAGAGGTCGGCAATGATTACCCTAGCCAGTTCAACCCTAGCAGTTTCTGCATCTAAATTAATTTGCTTGCCTTCGGCAAACTCTCTGATTGATTTCTCAACCGTTTGTTCTACAATGTTCATTTTACACTACCTTTTCAACTTTTTTAATAAGAATTATTTATTTACTACATCATAAGTTGAGTACATATTGTGGATGTTGATACACCCCAAGCCATACTCTGGCTTATAGTCAGGGGGATCTTCCGGGCTCCAACATATGAATGCTGTGTCATAGGAATGCACCACCCTCACCTCATAAACCACCCCAATATACGGAAACTTTCCTGTATCTACGGCACGCCGTGGCTTCTTTTGGATAACAAGATCCCCAACGTCGACGTTGCGATTTACTTTTTTTTTCATTTCTTGGGTGCCCTGACGTGCTTGATCTCTTTGCGGTCCATTGGCTGCATCCAAATCTTCCCGCCTTCACGAAACCAGCTTACTTCCCAAAACTGGGCGATGGGACGTCGCCCTGTAACAATCCCTTTCAAGTTGTGCATGGACGCACGCCACTTGGCACGACGACCCAAAGCAGACAACTCAACCAAATCACCGATTTTCATTTTGACACCACTTCCAGTCTAGACTTCTGAAAAAGCCTTCTTTGTCCCTCGTGCAAGATCGTACAATGCCCTGTGCCCAGAGGACCGCCCACATCGGTCTGAACAACAAGAACAGGTGTGCGTTTACAGTAAAGTTCTACGACCCATGGGACGTCGCCTGTGTGAGTGTTCCTTACCCTTACCAGCTTTCCGGCTTCAACCTCGGATATCATTTACAATCTCCAAGTCTTCCTCATACTCAATGTCCCAGTCGCGGTGACCGTTCCAAAGCACCCAGCCATCGCCACCTTTAGCGTTCGGACGTGTTGGCTTCGGTGTCCATTCCATCACGAGCCCGACCGATTCGGCAGTCAGGTTTTCACTCTCGTGACGAGTGTTTAGAACTTCGGGAATATTCTTAAGTCTAACGAGATCTCCGACGCGGATCATCTTACGCTCCAATGTGGGATGTGTCAACTGTCCAGCCTTTGGGTATGTGTGCAAGGAACTTGTTATTAATCCACTGCTTCATACCACTTATATAACATTCTGTTGCAAAGGGGAGGGGTGACGGATCAAGTTCCGTGACAATGCCAACGAAAACTTCGCCATGGCGACCTTCGTATCGAACCAAGTCGCCAACGTTAAATACTGTTTCCTTAACCATGTCTATATTACAACATAGTTTAGGTGGTTTGTCAACAAAAAAATAATATTATTTTATTAATCTTTTCGCTCTTTGCGTTCTTCCTGAACTTGCGCTCGGATGTCACGACATTCATTAATGGCTTCTTGAAGAGCCTTGCGCAGGCGGGTACCCGCGGCGTAGTTTCCTCTTCCATGCTTGCCGGAATCGGTCATGCTGGCAGCGAGGTGATCGATCAGTTCTTGAATTCTGTCTGACGTGTTCATTTTATTAGTACTCCTTTAACATTACTTAACATAACTTATTTGTTACTTGGTGTTAAGTAATTACACGCTTCAACAAGTTTCTACCGTTTTTTCTTCCGGAATTCTGTAAGTAATATCAGGTTTCAAGCCCGCATTGACAACATTTTCGGTTATGAGGATCTCTTCGATCTTATCCTTCTCATTTGGCGCATCAAACATGGTGTCGGTCATGACAGCTTCAAGAATGGAACGCAATCCACGGGCACCTGTCTTGCGCTGGATGGCTTCCTGAGCAATTGCACGCAATGCGCCATCAGAAAAGCTCAACTTGATGCCATCAACATCGAACAGCTTTTGATACTGCTTGATGACAGATCCTTTGGGCTCGGTCAGCACCTTGAGCAGTGCCTCCTCGGTCAACGCCTCAAGAGATGTGATCACCGGGATGCGCCCGATGAACTCTGATATCAGCCCATAGTTAACCAAGTCGGTGGGCTCGACATATTCATAGATTTTGTTTTTGTCAATCTCGTTGGTATCGATCCGCTGCTCTGTCTTTTTCGAGAAGCCAATCTCTTTGGTGCCAAGTCGTTCAAGCACAACATCTTCAATCCCGCTAAAAGCGCCCCCACAGATAAATAAAATATTGTTTGTGTCCAGTCGCGTGTATTCTTGGTTGGGGTGCTTGCGCCCACCCTTGGGGGGGATATTCGCCACGGTGCCCTCAATGAGCTTGAGGAGTGCCTGCTGCACGCCTTCGCCCGACACGTCACGGGTCGACGACGCACCCTCAGACTTTCGCGCAATTTTATCGATTTCGTCAATGTAGATAATGCCTCGTGCGGCTGCGTCCAAGTTGTCATTGGCATTTTGGATTAGGTATAGCAGAATGTTTTCCACATCTTCGCCGACATATCCAGCCTCAGTTAAAGACGTCGCGTCTGCGATGGCGAACGGCACGTCCAGAATCTTGGCTAGTGTTTTGGCTAGCAATGTCTTACCAGAGCCCGTAGGACCAATTAGCAAAACGTTGGATTTTTCCAAATCGAAGTGGTCCTTCGGCTTCTTGGTTCGACGGCGGCGTCTTTTGCTGCCAACACTGCCGTCGGCGGCGCGATTGATTGACGCACGCTTGTAGTGGTTGTACACAGCTACGGACAAAAACTTTTTAGCTGTCTCTTGCCCAATTACATATTCACCAAGGCGGTCGTATATTTCTTGGGGAGTGAATATTTCTTGGGGCTCTTCAACTGCTTCCTGCTTATCTTTCTTGAACTCGTATTCTTCGTCGACAATATCCATGCAAAGTTCAACACACTCGTCACAGATAAACACCTTTGTACCGGCAACCATTGTCCGGACATCAGCTTGCGCCTTGGCGCAAAAGGAACAGCAAATAACTTGGTTATCGCTCATAATAACTCCTTTGGCTTACACTAATAACTATGTCACTGACGAGTCTTTTTATGTATGGCAACCCAGTATTTCTCCCCCTTCTTTGATTTCATTCACCCGTTACCCGATTTTTAATTTTTTTTATTGTCTTAGCTCCCATCTCTCCGACAGCTAACGCGCCGATGGCACCCGCGCACATGAGACCAGCAGTAAATATCACTGGCATAACAGCAGCAACAACAATGCCTTGCGCCGCTTTCACTGCATAATCTGCACATGTTTCCTTAGTGTTAATTTCCATCTTCATCATCTGATAGTTGTGGCGCGCCATATTTTTGTAGTATTTTATCTGCAAACTGCATAAACTCTCTAATGCGTGGCGGCTTTTCTAGTTTGTCTGACAAATTTTCTCGCGAAAAATCTTTTAATGCCTTTACCAACTGAATCTTCGTTAGCTGCGCCCTGCGTGCCTCGTCCAAGTCCATATGCTGCTGCGCCAAATACATAATCATTCGATAGGCGTCCTTCATACCGCGTGGATCTTCTGTATCAAACACAATCACCATTTTCATTTGGAGTTCCCCTGACTAACAAGTCTAAAGTTATGCATTGTTTCTCGTACAACATCGCCCGTGCACGGACCTGAACAGTAACAAACCTCAAACTCGTCCGGGCTGAGTTTGTATCGCGGTCGGGGTGTAGAGTTCCAAGTTCGCAACACCAACGCTAGCGCCTCTTTAACATAGTCGTCGTCGACGCGATGGCGACCTGCGCGAGTTGCATCCAAATCCGCTATGCAATCTGTGGTTATAACTAAATCCCCAACTCTAAAGTCCACGCGGCTCTCCTATCATCAAGATCTCTATCGCCTTCTTTGCCTCAAAGCCTTCTTCGGTTTTCTTTCTGCGCCCTGCTGTATAAGTCACAGGAAACTTGACGATCTTATTGTCGCCGCGGCGTTTCTCAAAGAAGTCATCACCCACATCACGATTTGACAGAAGCACATAAGAACCAAGCATGCGCGCTACTTCTAAATATGCTATCACTTTCTCTTGCAAGCCGTCATCAAAGTCAACACCGTATTGAGTAAAGGATCCCCTGTATGGTGGATCCAAAAAGACATAGCAGTTTGACTTTCGCCCGATCTTTTTAATGGTTTCTTCGAAGTCTCCACACATCAACTCGCACTGTTGCAAAGCCGCATGCCACTTCATCACATTCTGTTTATCATAGACGGTATCTTTCTGATTTAACAAGCCGGAGGGTGTGCCAAATCTATCGTTAGTATTTTTGTTTATTTGCCATATGCCGTTGAAGCCCGTCTTCATTAAAAAATATAAAGAAGCTGCTTCCTCTGTTGAAGTCCATTTGTAATAATCATATGCATGTTCATTCCGCAAATCATAATACCACACCTTCCTATCTTCTTTGCTCAAGGGCAAATATTGTCCACTCAGCATATCCAGTCTGGCAATGAACTTTGTAACATCGTTGCGGATGGCTCGATAAATTTGTACAACCCCCTCATTGGAATCGTTCAAGACAAAGCTGGCTTGGGGGTTCTTTTCATATGCCCAAACAAACATTGCCCCGCCGCCAAGAAACGGCTCGCAATACTTATCAAACTTCTCGGGCAAGTGTGGCTGATACCGCTTAAGCATCTTGTTCTTGCCGCCAGCCCACATGAACAGCGGTTTCACTCTTCTTCCTCTTCGTTCTTGTCTTCAATCTTCGGAAACATGGTGTCAAGCATTATGTGCGAATACCAGAGCCACCCAACAGATACCAAAAAAAACGCTATTCCTGCTAGGGTCATCTCAAGCATCTTTGCCCTCGCTTACAACCTCGAAGCGAGAAGCTAGCCGGGTTCGGAGCCCAACACCTAACGGGAACACTGCGGTTACCTTTGTCTTCTTAAATTTCTCTCGATGCACTTGCAAAACAACCCCCAAAAGCTGAGGGTTGTCCTTCCGCACATTGCGCGGTCTTATGAGATCGCCTACTTTCATGATGTGCCCTTATCGCAGGTAAGCAACCCCGTATGAGTTCGCACAGTGCAGACCGTAATCGGAATCGGTGACAAAACCACGAGGGTGGTTCAGGGCTGGAGCCTTCCAGCTTGCAGACTTGAGGATCGCTCCGTCTGCCTTGCGAACAAAGCAATGAACGCTGGTGCCATACTTGTCACCGGGAGTGTGCTTAACGAGCTTCCAGTAAACACGACCAGCGTCGACGCGGACCTCATTGGGCTTCAGATTAGGGAATTGTGTTGCGTAATGCTCGGCAGTGATCTGCTGAACACCTTCAACAAACTTCTGAAAACCGAATTCGATTTCCTCCTGAGTGAAGCCTTTATCAAAGATGGGAAGTGCTGGCATAATGTCTCCTAAATTTCTTTATCTTACATGGCCAATGTAGCATAGTGTAGAATGATTGTCAAGAAATATTTCAAAAAAAATGCGTGGAGTTCCCAGCTTCTCCACGCTAGACACGACCTAAAACGCTTACGCAACCACGAAGACAGCATTGGTCATTAACCCTCACCTACTGCCAAACTCTGGCTCGTGTCTCCCACATAAGAAATGGTCGCGGGAGGGCGGCATAACACCCACTCATCAGTCAAGGCTTTCGCTCGTGACCCTACATGACTACCGATTGGCGCGACCATAAATGAGATGGGGGGATTCGAACGCCCCAAGCAGGATATCTTATTTCATCAGACGGCGGCAACCGCCCTCTATCCTTATTGCTCAAGCCCACAAGATTGCCGTCCTGTTGCTTCATCGTACCTATTTTTAAAAGAACGAAGCTGGCTGAGTTGTTGAGCGTTGTTTCAACCAGAAGTTAACTTCCCTCAACCAACTTACATATACATTAGACCATAACTTGATAAGAAAGTCAAGTCTTTTTTTCATTTATTTTATATTTTTTTCTGGTACCCAAGATATGATCCCACAGAGGGAACAGCACACACCAATTTAAATCTTGGTTCTTGCCCATGTGGTGGTCGAAGTGCCAAGGGATCCATTTGCGTCCCCAGTCTGGATCTAAATGTGCCTTGCGATGTACAACGAAGTAAGCAAGAGCATACACTCCCAGTGCACCGGCGAAATACGGATAGTACCAAAATAAGGGAATATGGAGTGCAAACGAAAAAAGAAGCGCGATGGCTTCTTTTGATAGTGGGAATAGAGTTTTGTAGTCAAGGTCATAGCCGCCTGATTTACGAGTGGATTGGTGGTGAGACCAGTGAAAGCGAAGGAAGTTTTTCTTCTTGCCAAGATCGTGCAAGATGTATTTATGTATCACCCACTCAAATAAGTTGGCATATATAACAGCAAGTAATATCTGGATAGTTATCCCAAGCTCGTATAATCTCACTCCTTTTAATTCTAACTAGGGGAGGGTGAATATAAAATGCTTATTATTTTTCTTTTACGGCAACAATTCGCCAATTTCTTCCCATGCCCATTGTCAGTTGGTGGCGTTTTTGATACGCCCACGATGTTGCAGATGGAAAATCGGGCTTGCTGACCTCATACTGCTTGGCGGCTTGCTCCGCTTTAAATGTAATAAGATATTCCTTTTCAAACATCAGTTCCTCATTTTACTTTAAGATTATTAAATGCACTAGCGCCGCCGGGGATGATATTTCGATCACACTTGCGAATTCCAGTCTCGTCTAAGCCAGCGACATATCCATTCCCAGTATACTGCCAAGCCGACCATTCGTCCCAGCCGCAAGTGCTGTCTGGCTCATATCTGCTATTGGTGTAATCAGCCACCCATAGTGGATAGTTCTTCAGATCTCCAACATTATTTTTAAGGTAGCTATATGTATACCAAGTTGCAGTATATACAATGCACTTAATGCCTGTTTCGTTTTCAAACTCTTGAAGAAACTCCAACGCCCATTGTCGGTTATGATCAGGATCTCCCTTCACCCCTGCTTCTAAATCTAAAACCGGCAGCATATCCCCGCTTTTAATCTCTCCAAGTGCGCGGAGGAATTGCTCTACCTCTCTCTTTGGATCTTGGCTCCCTCCGATATGCGGAGATGGGAAATGGTAACCACCAACAGGAATTCCGTTAGCGCGACATCCTTCTAAGTTATGCTCGCGGCACTTGTCATACCAGTCCACACCTTGGGACATTTTTGCCCAAACAAACTGGCAATGGTCTAAATTAACATTGCCCCAGCGAACATTTCCGTTCCAGCGGCTTACGTCGATGCCATGAAAGGTGTCCAACCCCATCGCTGCTAGGGTCTTAGGACCAACAATGCCGTCATCTTCTAGTTGATTATCAAGCTGAAATAGCTTAACTGTCTCCTTCGTCCTTGGACCAAAAACGCCATCTGGCTTTACGCCGATTTTCTTTTGGATCCTCCGTACTTCCTGCCCCTTGTTCCCTTTCTGATATAGAATATTCATTTTTAGCTTCTCCTTTGCTTTCTAAGTATTTCTTAATCTTGCTAACTTTTATTTGTTGTTCTGAATTCAGCTTTTCGGTGATGTTGATCAATTGGTCAAGCTTGGCTAGCCGCTGAGCAACAGCCGACTGCCTCTTTCGGGTCGAGCGCAGCCATTCGCCAGTTGTTGCTGGAAATGCTTTTTCTGTGATCTCCAAAACCCCGCGTGCCAAATCTCTTAATTCTGGTAACACCTCGGCGTCGTCGACCGAGCATGCGAATCTCAAAGCATCACAGAGACTGGCGCTAGCACAGTATTCTATGTACACATTCTGCGGCAGCGCAGCCATCGCCTGCGTCCTGCATATGCCCGCCTGCGTCATATGCTTATAAAGCCTTAAGGCGCTTTCATGATAGATGCTCAGAGCCTTTGTCGCTCGATAAACTCGAAACTTGCCTAAACGAACCTTGTCTTGCAAGACGGGATTGATAACTGCCTGATCAAATCCGTGCCGCTCTTTGGATCGATAAGCTCCGGGCTCATAAAACTTCGTATTAATATCCGCGTGATATTTGTCTTCTTCGTTACAATTCCAGCCGAGGAGACTCATGTGCTCTCTGGCAACAAACAAGGGCGCTCGTACCCTGAACATCAAGTTGCAGTGCTCTAAGGTCTCAAGGTGATCCTGTTCTATCAAGTGCGCGATCCTGCTCTTGCATTCTTCGGCGAGGGCGTCCTCGGGGGATCCCGAAAGACCATTTTTAATATCAAGCACTGAGATATCGCTGCCATTGACGCCGATTAAGCCAACGTAGCCTTGATTATCACGAAACAAATTAATTTTATTTTCCATACACCTATCATAATACATTAAGGACCAAATGTTAATTAAGTTTTGCAGAAACTAGCTTTAAAATTTCTTTTTCTTTGACAGTATATATGCCAGATTCGTGAGCGATATCATATATGAGAAAATCTCTCCCACTCTCAAAGACCTGCTTTTCAGCCTCTTTATACCAGTAGTGATGTTGAATATTCCTCTTAAGGACGACACCGACAATCATCTCATGAGAGCGCGTATTACCATTGTACAATTTAAATTCGACCAGATCACCGATCTTATATTTATATTGAACAAGTTTTATAATGCCATCGTCTGCCACTCGTCGGTACCCCTCTATAATTAGGGGTTGTAAAAGTCAAACGAAATGAAGAACTTAATCAACGTCATCAAAGTCGTGATACATTTATTTTCTACGCCCTTGTCCGCGATACTTCTTCTTGTGCTTTTTGTTCCGCGGGTTATGCGGATATTTTGTACCCTTGCCACGACCCTGATAGGTCTTCTTCCCTTTGCGGTCATTAGTCTGCTTATCATTTCCACCAAGTTTCCTAGCCATCGAAAAATCCCTCCTTGAAACGTTGCTCTGTTATAGCAACTTATATGATACTAGCACAATAAATATTCTATGTATAGTAGATTTACCCCTTAGAAATACATTCTAAAATGTTTAGCGGCACCCAAGACAGCGACGACCCAGATTCAACATAATCACCAGCAATCCAATACACCTTGGCGTGATGAGTTTTACTCGGCGTCCAAACATCAGATATCTCAACCACAAAGCCAACGCAATCCGCTGCCTTTTCAATTCGCACCATGTCTCCAATACTAGGATCTTTTTCGTTACCTACCATGAATCCTCTTCTTCCTCATCTGGCAAGGTGCCCAGTTCACCATGCAAAAACGCACGCTCAACAATTTCAAGCATCCACCGGTATGCAGAAGCGCATCCTTCGTGATAACTGAGATCCTCTGCGGATCCGCCATCCACCACGGATTCATGCTCATCTATTTTATCTTCTAAGATCACCAACAGTCTTTCTATTGTCATTTTTCATTAAGCCTCGCTCTTTCATTTTTTGTCAACCGGGGAATATAATATTTCAAAGTTGTCATTAACGACTAGCCATTCTATATCTTCGCTCGTAATCACCTCTCGAAACCCCTCAGTTCTATATATTTCGTAATTCCAGAAAACCTCTTCTTCGTCATCAGCTATTTGACTAATTGCTGCGAAGACATCAACGACCATACCCACGCATTCATCTGGAATCGCTGAGACGATGCCAACCGGCGGCTCATCAAGAGCAACGCTGTATATGTCCAAATAACGTACAAGTGCCCCAATCGCCAATCTTTGACAGATTGTCTGAATATCGTTAGAAGTCATTTTGCGTTTCAATCATTCGTCCCTCGCAAGCTCTCTACATAGGAGGCATTTTTAACCAACTGCGCCATCTTGAATATATATTTTTCAACCAAGTCTTGACGACCTCTCGCGCTAGCATGATCAACATACTTTCGAAGAGAGTGTACCGCACGCTCAGAATTAATAAAAAATTCAATTGCTGAAAACACGACATCCAACATAGCCAATATCACAGATCTGCGTTCGGAGCGAAAGGGTATCAGCGTGTTATTGCCATTGTTAATAACAAGGCAGGTTTTTACCATTGCATCTGTGCCCGTTTTTCCTTCGCGAATTCTTTTGCGCAAGTCTTGCTCATCAACAAAAATATAAAATTCCTCCACCAGTAGACACTGTAACGACACACAGTCATCAACATATTCTTTTATAATTGAATTAAATAGCGCGTCGACCGGTCCACTTCCAAAGCCGCAAATCTCTTTGCTTTCTATGGTGTGAGTGTCTTCGCTTGTCATGCTAACACGGCACTCAATTTCTGTATGCTCGGCGCGTTCGCGTAATAAAAAATTCTCAAACGAGAGTGAAAAATAGCGCCCCGCCAACACTTCTCGAATTAGCTTTTCGCTATCTTGTCGCTGAACATCTTCAAAGGTTTTCGTTCGCATGAAAATACCGACCTCTTATCTTCTTTGCCGCAGCAACAGACAGCCACGCCAGCGCAAGCCCTGAGACAACATCAAAGATATAATGTTGCTTAAGAACCAGCGTGGACAAAGTAATTAAAATTGCCCACAGTAAATAGGTCAGTCGAAGCCACTTCGTTCTCTTTATGCACTCAGCGTCGCCAATACAAAAATATAAAATCCACGCAAAGGCAACATGTCCAGATGGAAAAGTGTTGCATGCGGCGTCCATTGCCCTAGTCACCTCCACTAGCCACAGTGATATGGAGCCTGTATCTATTGCTTGCCGCGGGTAAAAAGAAGGAAACAGTATATGACAAATTGTTAATATTACGGCTGAAATGGATAAAGCCAATATGGTATTAAAAAACACACTCCTCTTTTCCATAGAAAAGATCGTCGTTATAATAATTGCCGGAATCAGAGTATGATACAGCCAGATGAACTCGGGCACAAAAGGAATGAGATTATCAAGCGGGGTCATGAAAGAATAGCTATGACTTACCGCATATTGAACTAAAAAATATAAAACGCTTGTCGCAAACAGCCAAATCAATATGTATTTTGCTTTGGTGTCTCGCGCCACTGCGGATCTCCTTTGGGGTGGGTTTATCTCATTGCTTTAAACGACCGGCGTGAAGCCCGTCTAAAGTAAATAACACCAAAGGGATACTAAAAGAGGTTTTCTTATGCGTTTTTTATTTTTTTTTGTTGATTGTCGATGACGGCGACACTTTTGACGACCTTGATTCGGTGCGAGACGCCCCAATCCTCAATGATTTTTGTCACTTCTTTATATAATTCGGGGCAACCAGATGATATAACAAAATATTCCACAGCATGTGTTCCTCCACATTTAATCGCTTGGATTAAGTAGAGAGCTACAGTCTAAAAAGCACGCAATTGCTGCTCTAAATCTTCAATTTCTTGTTGATTGTTGACGGTCAGCACGTCGCCGCGATCTGCGAGTTCGGCAGTGTCCCGCTCCTTCTCTGCGGCTGCAACTGCCAGTCGCTCTGGCGTGCCACGATCCTTGTGTCTCTTTTCCATCTCCGCATCTGAAGGCGGGGCGGTGTATACAAGAGTGAGGCGATCCCCGGCTACCTGCTTGAGCTTATCCAAGCTGGTTGTGTCCGTAAGCATCACGGCTGAACCCGGCTCATTAAGATCGTCGACATGGGTGCCATACCAATTCCCTTGGTACTCGTTCGTGTTAACGAGCTTGCCAGCATCCATAAGCTCTTTGAACTCTTCTTCTGACCAGAAATTATATTCTTTATCCTCCGCTCCTCTTGGCGGGCGGGTGGTGTTGGTGCGGATCTCCCTCCAGCCTTGGTCCACAAAATGTTTCTTAGCGAAGCTCTTCCCAGACCCAGATGGTCCGAAAAATGCTACAATGGTATCTTTAGCTGCTTCTGCCAAGAAGCCTCCTTTCGTTTTAGATGCGGGGTCTGTGCTCTTGGCATAACCATCAAAGCCAATCTTGTTACGGGTATCCCGAGAGTAGTGACCATTTTGGATGCCAGACCTAACTGTACCATCTTCGTTCAAGGTTGTCAAGAACTTTCGCCAGCTTTCCATTAAAAGTTTCACTTGTTCAAGTCCTTTATCTGGTCAATCACGATCCCGATCTTCAATCCGGTCATTCTGACTTCTTCAATGAATCCGCTAGCTCGGTGTTCATCCCAAGCCTCTTTGTCTTCTGCTTTCATTTGTTCAAACACTTTATCAATATTAATTATGGTGCAGAGGGCATAAGAAAAAAGATAAGCAGCATCCCGGTAGTCCTCCTTGCGAAGAGCCATCACTCCCTTACCCGCAGTCTTTGTTGCATCCTCGTACAGTCCAACCGCACAAGCTGTCGTACTCACTTCGCACACAAAGTTTGGATAGCAGGTGTTATGAATAGGTTCGCCGAAATACTCAACACTGACCTGAGTATTGCCTTCCACATATTTGTTGTTTGTCCCACAGGATAACGTGATCACCGTGGCGACAATTGCAATCACGGAGAACCACAAAAGCACTGCAATAGATTTAATCTTTAGTTTGCCCATCCTCTTTCTCCGCATCAAGCGTCTTCTTGCTCTTTTTGCTGTCAGGTAGTTGCTTCTCGATTCTAAACTTTAAAAGTGTTTTGCCGTTGATTGTTGGCTGACCGATATCATCGGTGCCGATCTCTTTTACTTCAACTCTTTTATTTTTATATTTGCCGCCGAGAACAATGTCTCCGATTTCTATGTCGAGAGTGATTGCCTCTTGCAGTTGTTCGGGATCGGTAATCCCAGCTTCAACAAACTCTGGGGTTTGCAAAATCTCTTCGGGGCTCATACCCATTTCAATATAAAGCTCCCACATCTTTCTCAACTGCTCCGGGGGAACCTGACCACTGTCAGGTGCTGGTTCGTCTAGTGGCGCGGCGCCTCCAGTAAAGCCTCCCCATTGTGTCTCTTTAATAAATTTCCTAAAGTTTTCCATTATAAGTTTCATTATACTTTTATCCTCTGTGTTAGTTCTGCCACCTTTCTAACATTTGTTCGCCCTGCGCTGGCTGGGGCGGCGTCAGCTTTCTTTTCAAACTCGTCCTTGCCCATGCTCTTTCCGAGGAACTTAATCTCTCCGGAAGCCTCAGCCTCATTCCAAACATCCTCGGGGAACAAAACCTCTGTCCCCCAGTCATGTCTTTGAAGCCCACCGGCTTTTTTAATTGCCGAGTGTGAAACGTCGTAAGCATATACATTGCCAGTCACATGGTGATTGTGATAAATGCCAATGGGATTGGGAGATAAAAATACTCCGCTTCCCACCGGCTCATCGTGCTGTGATCGCTCCCAGCCTTCAGGACCGCCAGACAAACCTGTTGCTGGCTGCGGCTTGGCTGGTCCCTTGCCGATATAATATAAAGTTCGCCCTCCGCCTTCTGTTAAAAAGGTACGCCAATTATTAAATATTTCTTGCATACCTGCCTGCTTTTCAATTTGGCTAACCAGTTTCTTTCGGAACTTATCCAGTGTTTTTGGATCGTCCTTAAATGCTTTCATATATTTCTCAATAACCGAAGAGATCTCTGGGTATTGATCCAGATTGTCTGCTGATAGTTTGCGGATGATGCCCAGTGCCTCTTCTGGTGAGTGCTTGTCCAGCAATTGCTCTGCTGCTTCGTGAGCATAAGCATCTATCTCGTTATGTAAGCCGAGGTAGGTCTGCTCTGCGCTATCTTGCGGCAATTGCTTGGGGTCCTTCTCTAGTTCTGCCCATGCCTCTTCATCACTGATCCCCTTGCTGTCGGCTTGCTTCTTAAGCTGATAGTAGTGTACTAGCTCGTGATTTAAAGTCTGTGACAATACTTTAACCAAGGCAGTTGGGTTGAGCTTGTCCATCTCAAAGCCCTCGCCCAATGGACGGAACTGGAACCAGACAACGTGTTTGCCCTGCTGTGGTCCTTGGTATGCTCCTCGCATTAGCCAGTTGTCTGGGTAACCGGGATATGGGCTGTCTGGACCCAGTGCGTATTCTGCCTCATCGGTAACTGTGAAAAGAAAATATATTTCTGTGCCCAGTCTCTCGGCTGTCTCGTTCAAAGCATCCATCAGTGCTTGGGCTGCGTCTGTAGTAAGCTCATCTGCGGAGCCAAGGTCAACATCGTCTTCAGTATGCGGCAAGTCCCAGAACTTGGAACTGGTTATGGTATCCTTGAAGGCTTGCATATGTTCCGGGGGAACAGTGGTCACCTCGTTTAGGAGATATCCTCGCCAATGGTTAAATAAATGTTTCATTCTTTATCCGTCCACGGTCCTTGGTGACCAGCCCTCATACACGCGGTCATCGCTTCTTCTGCTGTGTATTCTTCGTGCGGTTCGGGCTGGTACATTTCATAATAATCTGCCTTGGAAATCCCTTCCGGCTTTGTGCTGCCAGATTGCCAATCAAATACCACATCTTCCTTTTCTACCCAAGCGTGCAGAACACTCTCTCCGCTGAACTTGTCGGTGATGCGCCCATGGACAACTTTAAATTTATCTTTGTTGTCAATGTCCGGGCTAACGCGACCCTTGCCAACGGGCTTGCTCATATCCAAGCTCTGGCTATACCAGTCCTTCGCCATCTGTACAGCGTGTGGGTAGCATTGCCCTATCGCTTCCTCGTTCAAGTGCTTGCTCTCAGAAACATCACTCACCACCTGAAGATCGCGGACCATCTGAAAATTTTCCCTTCCGTTACTCCACCGGACTACAGCCATCGTATCATCTATTTCCATCACTCGTCCCGGCGGGATATCGGGCTCGTCAGCAACGACAACATAAGAGCCTACTGCAATCGCGTTTGTTTCGCTTTCGTTCAAGTGTCTGCGCCAGCTTTCCATTATGAGTTTCATTCTTGCTCCTCGTCGATCTGCCTTCTAACACGGATGCCCAGTAAGCAAGAAGCGCCTGAAAGCACTGCCAGTGTTACGAGTTGGTAGTCTTCCAAGGCTAAACCTCCGGCAAGGAGGGCAACGTTGATACCCACGCAGGCAATCAGAACTTGTTTCATATTGGGCAAGTTTATCATACTATCAATCCGTTACAAAAGTGTTGGGCAAGGCAGTGGTGGTAATTATAATATCGGCGTGCTCGAATGAATCCGATCCGCCCCAATACCAATAGTGTGCCGTTGTTCTTCCAACCGTGCCAATATATATGGAGTAGGACGTTCCCGCTGTCAACCCGTCGCAAAACCAACTGTGGTTCACAATTCTGTGTGTTACACCAGCGCTAGCGACTTCTGTTGGCGTGTCGACAACCTTTTCATATTTTGACCCAATGGAATTATATGTGTCGCTATCTGACAAGCCCAAAGCTACCCAGTCAGTCCCGCCAGTCGTATTTGAAACCAAGGCGCCTCTAAAATTAATCTCAACCTTTCCGCTGGCTGGGGCTGTGAAATCGGTTCGCCATCGATTATTTGGCACAGCAAAGCCGGTGCCCGAAGCTTGCACTTGATAAGTTGTGTTGTCAGTACCGTCGGCATTGTTTAGACGAGTATAGCCGAGGATCAACCCGCCCATCTCGTAGATATCGAGAGGTACTTGCGGGGATGATGTGCCAACACCGACATGGTTGGTGGATGCATCCACAAAAAACATATGCGTTTCATTGTCCGATTCTACACGGAGATCTGACGACGAAATTCCATCGTCATTAATTGTGACGGAGCCAGAGATGTTGGCGTCGTCGCCATATGAAGAACCTGCCATGTACGTTATCTCCGCCTCATTAATCTATAAGCCAACGCCCGTAGTGGTCGGACCCTGTGGCGCGCTGCCGCCAAAAGACTGTTTTATACTCTGACCAATATCTTTGAGCGCTTCAAGATCTTGCAACGATTGTTCATCTCCACCCTTCATCTCGTTGACTATCTTTTCAACATTATCCGCAGCAACTCTGGCTAGTTCTGCCGCCTTGCCGCTGAGTTCGCTTAGGTCTATGCTTGAAGCATCTCCATTAGCTGAATCAAGAATCTGCATTGCCTCTGACGTCAGGAGTTCAATATTAGCCGGGTCGCCGCCTTCGCTGCTCATATGCTGCCCCATCTCGTGGATAAGACCTCTTGCTGCCTCATAGCCGTTTTGCGAGAGAGCCATACCGCCGCCACACTCAACTGTCTCGCTCATCGCCCCTCCCGCGCATTGGGCAATTGCCTGTGCGGTGTCGGGGTCGACCAACTGCATATAAACGGCGGCAGTGATCGCGGCTATAATAAGGGCAATTATAATCCAAAAAAGAATTGGATGCTTCTCCTTAAAGCCCTTTATCTTGCCCCATACAAACTGGGCTGCTTTAACAACAGCATCGAAACCCTTCTTGATCATCGCAGCAACACGAGACAAAAGTCTAGTAAAAAAGCTGGTGACTTTTTGGAGCGCAGCCTTTGCAGTGTCTGTTATTGTGTCCTTAATTCTTATGGCGCCGCCCTTAGCCCTTTCAAACGCGCCGGATAGCGCATCCGCGATGCCCTCCTGCAAAAGCAGATCATATTCGTGAGATGTTGATTGTTCCCAAATTTGAAAGAATCTTTCTTCGCTTATAACACCCTTGTCATGTTCCTTGAGCAAATCATCAAAACTCATTGATGATACTTCTGTGCTATTCTCGAACAAGTGAATAGTACCAAGATCATCGTTCTCGGTCTTTTCTATATATCCTCGCCAATTCTCTAAAATCAGCCTCATATCTCTGTTGGTACGCATTATGTAGTCCTTTCTATTTAAAAACTTTTTGCTTTGCGGTTTCCATCAGGTCTGGCAAAAATGATCTCTTAAGCCTAAGCAGACGTTCAAACTTGACCTTTGCGCGGGAGTTTGTATAAAGCGCTTGGGGTTTCCTGATCTCTCCATCGATCAACTGCTCGCTGAAGTCATAAAATTTTGACTTTGTGTTCGTTGGGGGCTTGGTCTCTGCGCTAACCATTGATGGTCCACATAGCAACACCATCCAAAAGGCAAGAAGTACCAAAAAGACTCCAACCCATTTTATAATCTTTCTTGCCCTTGCTGACATTCATTAGCCCCTCCACATTTTTTGAAATCGACTGAAGCTTTCTTTTATATCTTCCGCCGGCGGTTCTTCCGTAGCTTCTTCCGCCTCGGCTTCTGCCTCGTCTTCTGCTTTTTTTGCATCAACGTCAGCCTGTGCTTCTTTGTCCGCCTCTTCACGATCAGCATCTTTCTCTTCGGCTTCCTCTTCTTCTTTATCCTCTTCGGCTTCTTCTTCCTCTTCGGCTTCTTCTTCCTCTTCGGCTTCGGCGGGAACTTCTGTTGCCGCGGCGGGATCTTCCTCTGAAGACGCTCCGGCGACATCTTTAGCTGCGTCGCTGGCTGCTTGATACGCTGCTTCAAACTCGCTGCTTAACTTGCTAGCCTCTTCCTGAGCCGCGGCGGCCGCCTCTTGTGCGCTCTTTACCTCATCCGCAGCGCCAGCCGCTTGCTTTGATACATCCGCAAATTGTGCGTCAAGATCGGAGAATTCTTCCGCAGCTTTATTTAATTCTTGATTTGTTTTTTCAAACTGCGCATTGATTTTTGCCATTTCTGCTTCTACGGATGCGGCTTGTTCGGAGGACTTAGCCACAACTTCTGAGGCTTTTGCTGCCATCTCCTCGGCTTTTGCTTGCTGTTCTTGGGCGTCGGCTGCTGCGCTAAGGGCGTCTTCTTTCTTTTTGCCAGCCTTGCTGGATTGATCTCGGAGCTTGCTAGCGCCATCACGAGCCTTGATTGCTCCTTGGTATGCAGATGACCGATCTTTTGCAAGCTTTTGTGTTGCAACAGCCACCTTCTTCTCCGCATCGGTCGATGCTGCCAAATCCGCCATGGCGTCTGCCCGCCCCTTTTCTGCATCTTTTGCTTTTTTATATAAATCAGACAAGCCTGTGCTTGCCGCGGCGCCAGCCTCAGCGGCTTTGGCGGCGGCGTCTGGTGCCTCGCGAAGAAATTCTCCCCACTCTCGGATGGCAATTTCTGTAAGTCTCTTCTTTCCCATTGTTCTCTCCTACCCGTGAAAGTGATGCCAAAAATCAGAACTGGTCAGATCTTGCGCCAGATGGGCGAGCCCTGATCCCAGTGCCGCCTGATACGGCTCAGTACCACCCTCAATTTCTTGGATGGCTTCGCGTGAAGCTTCGTTGATAGCGACGATCCAATCAACGTATTGCTGTGTTGGATCTGTCTCTTCCTGTGGCAAGGGAGTTTCGGCGGATTCCTCATTTATTGTTGGTGAGGTCGTAGCCATCTTATCAATCTCTTCAAGTATAAGTTTTTCTAAATCTTGTTTGGTCAGTGTGTTCATTAAAGCATGCTCCTATGTAAGATAAATAGTCTGTTTTACAGCAAAATGCAAAAAGGAGCGCCGGTTAAAGCACCCCTTCATTTTCCTCTATTTTTCGGATAAGGTAGGTTTGCCTTATCTGGACTTTTTTCTGCAAAAATATTTTTTAGGCGTGCTGTTTCAGACTTCGTTTGACCTAAGATATAACAATACTTGTGCTTGGCTGGCACCTTTCTTTTCTTACAACTGTCTCGGTAAATCCGCTCTTGTTCTTTAATTTTTATTTTAATATCTGGCGGGACCTTCTCCCAGTCTGGAGAATACTTTTTCATCCAACCCTTCCAAGTGTCTCTAGTGATCCCTATTGCCTCAGCATATTTAAAATATTTTGACTTCTTTCTGAAATCACGATCACTAAACCAGCCCTTCTCTGGGCGAATGGGATCAAGATATTGATGTGTAGTGCCGCTAGTTTGCCCTAAATAATAAAAGTTGCACGCTTGATATATTGTGCCGAGTTCTTTGGCTTCCGGGTCTGAGTACGCGGTGAAGTACCTGAATTCTGTGTTCTTGACCATCCACTTTATAGAATTCATAATGAGCCAAGAGGCAAGATTTTTAGGAGCCCACGAAATACAAGCCCCCCGTGAAATCAACTTTTCCTTGTCCCGGTTCTCCCTTCCCAGTAGATTCGAAAAAGCATTTGGAGTTGCCATAATAACAACGCCTGCGAGGGTGCCGTTCTTAAGCCTCGCTGTAAACCGATGTGTGCTTCTTTGGCTTAGTTTTCCAAGCCACTCGTGTCGTTCAATAAACCGCTTAATCTCTTGGCACTGTTCCTTGTCTTCCTTTGATATATGCTCAAAAACGAAGTCGTCGATGCGAAGCTGCGCAGCCGAGTACTCGCAAAGCCCCGCTGCTAACATATCGTCCTCTAAATTACGAATGCGCATCTCGTACTGCCAGCAGTGAGACTTTGCAAAGTCTTTAAACCTTTCGTTAACAGAATCCATACTAATTAATCGTCAAGCTCAGTCCGTACAAATCGGCGCGATTTTTTAATTCCATGATGGTGGGAAGAAATAGGGACTGGAGGATGAACCCCTCCTCCTCGGTGATCACATAGTGGTCCTCGCCCTCGTGAGATTGAGTTGGACCAGACTTTGCCAGCTTCAATATTTCAGCCAGCCCATCGAGGCTAACAAATAATTCGCAAAGGATCCTTAATATATCCTGATTTTCTTTTTTCTTTAAATCAGAATATTCATGAAGGTGAGATCTAACAAGCATCATGCGCGTGCTTGTTTCTCGAAAAAGCTTTTCGCACTGTGGTTTCGGCAAAAGAAATCCGCGATCTTCCATCTACTTTTTCCCCAATCCGACGCCCCAAAAGTTTTTGTTTTTTTTCTGATTGGTGCCTAATACGACAACATAAGACAGCTTTCCAGTGGCGGAATATTCTTTTGCTTGCCACTGAAGAATACGAAGATCTCCATACGGTGCCTTTGGTGCTTTTTTCGCATACTTCTTTCTTGGAGGCGCTTTGTTCAACGTTGCAATGCATCCCGCCAATATTTCCTCATCAAGCATGCCCTGCGAGCGAAGAGGCTCGAACTCACCGTCGATATATACAATTACTGCATATTCTTTTTTGTGCGTTGATGAATAAGCACTACCCGCATAACGACCCTTTCGAAACTTGTCCGGATTCCATGATGGAAGCAGGCTCGGATATTCTGATATTGAACGAAGTTCGCAAGGAATCGGCTCAGCCGTTATCGGTACCTTCTCCGCGACCCTCTTCTTTTTTCTCGTACGACCCATCTAGGTATTTCTCCAATTCAGTAAAGCCGCCAACAAACACAGAGGTGTCATTCAATACCTCCAAGACAATTGGCACGGTTTTCCAATCAACACCACGCTTCAACTCGTTTAAGGAGGCTGGTGCATGATCTAAGTAAGACACCACATAATCTAGTTTTTTTGACTGCAAAAGTTTTACTGCTTTTGTGCAGTATTTACAGCGCTTTTTTCCAAACACATGAAAGTACATTGCCATAGTAAACTAACCCTTTAATATTTCTCTTTTAACCTGTTTCGCAGTTTCAAACATTTTATTTTGGATAATGCTTGGAGACCCCACGACAGTGATGTCCAACCCAGCATGACCGCGGTTAATATAAATCTTTGTAAATTCCTGACGATCATCCAAATCATTCGGCAGCAAATTTTCAGCTAGTCGGCGCTTCATCAGATTGTCTGTGCGCATGCACACAACATGCTCAGGATTGATATAAACCTCGCGCAACGTGTATGTCTCCTTCACGGCAGCGGTACCTTCGTTTGCAAGAGACCTCTTTGAAACCACTTCTGTCAATTTAACGTTATTCATTTTTTTCTACCTTCATTGGATATATATCTCTTCGTTCCACAGCCCACCTCTCACCTCCGTAAATAACATCACAATATTTCATACCGGCAAGCAAAAACAAAACGTTTGTAGGCTTTTGAATATGACAATATCTGGTGGGCAACTTTCTTCCGTCTTCAAATTGCAAAAGCCTAGCGCCTGCCGGAATATACACTAGCGCCCCCTTCTTAAGCTCTGCGCTATTCATCGGGCACCCCTTCAGCGATCTCTTCTGACTGGGGATCCAAGTTTATTTTATTAAACTCTGCGGTCGCTGATTGATATCCAACGAGCAAATTTTGACAATCGTCTAGGCGAAGATCAACCTTCATCATTCCTTGGCGTACATGCTCAAGTACGACAATCGCCTTGTTCGCATTGTCATCTGAATCTAGATGTGATGCCGCATCGGATAACTGTCTTACAAGAGCTTCTGCGTCCTTTTCTGCCTCTCTTAAAAGCCCCGCAATCCTCGATGGCACCTCTTCCATCTCCACCGTATAGGTTATTCTTACTCTTTTGTTTGCTTCTGACAAATCTTTTCCTTACGCTGCTTTTTTCGACTTTTTAATGTCGCGCTCTTCAACAAGTAGGGTCGACGGACTTCCCACGGGGAGCACGCGATAGACCTTAGTTCCCTTCGCAGCCTTAGTCACAGGCTCTGCGTCGGTTTCAATAACAACCAAGAGGCGATTTTGAACCTGACGTCCAGCATTGGCGCGTCCCATAACCATAGACCCAACAGGGTACTTAGGTTCGGCGCGAGTAGCCACGAGGACCTTCTTTGCATACTTGTTTTCACACAAAGCACGCCATTGACGTTCAGTAGGAACGAATTCTGGATCGTTCAAGACCTTTTCCGCAAGGTCACGATAGTAGGGAGGATTGGCGAGGTAGTACTCAGCACAAATCTTAGCCGCGGCTCGGCGCTCTTCACTATATTCACCAGCCCAAGCCTTGCGGTGGGCGATAGCTTCAGTAGAAAAACGCTGCTCAACCTTCTTGAGAGCATCAGCTTGACGAGAGGTCAAGCCTGAATACTTCTCGTTCGCCTCAACGAGCGATTGAAGAAAGTCAACAGTGTTTGCCGGAACATTGCCGTTTTCAAGCAAAGTCTTAAGCCGAGGGGCGATAGTCTCATCCGTCACGCGCTCCACTGGCGGGTAACTGTTGCGACGATAATTTCGGTAGTAGCTCATTGGTCTCCCTATCAACCATCAATACATAAGTAGAATAGCAGCATTCTACCTATTTGTCAAGGAAAAAACGCTTCTTTTTGCATTTTTTTTATTTTCCTTGTCAACCTGTCTATTAGTATATAGGGACTTCATCGGGGAGTCAAGCTTTATTTTTTATCCATTCATAACGAAAGTTCTAAAAATAACACTTATAATAGCTGCGGTACCAGAACCAATAACCAGCCACTGAAGCCTCTTTACGGCTTCCATCGTTTCTTCAAGCTTAGCAATTCGGATATCGCCGTCTTTAATAACCTCTCGCTCCACTTCACGAATGCGGGAGTAAATCCCCTCGTCTGGGTGGTAAATTGCCTCTTTGATCTTGTCGACACTTTCAGTTAATACCCTGTGTGATTCGATCAATATGTCAATCTTATTTGTGAGATCTAAGATGTGCGCTGTTATTGTTGGGTCCAGCTTTCTCTTTATATGGGTAGGGTTGTCTGACATGCTATGGCGCCTCTCCTTGGATACACTAAATAGTATGCCCCCTGTCTATTCAACTTCGATGACAGCGCAATTCGTTGTCAAGAGAGTAGAAGCTGCGGAGGCAGCATTTTGTAAAGCGTTGATAGTTACCTTAACCGGATCAATAACCCCCGATTCGTACAAATCCTCCAGCTTTCCGGAACCAAAATTAAATCCCACTGCGACAGTCGTGTTTTTATTCTGAGCCTCCATCACCCTTCCCAAAGTAAGATCGGCTGACATCCCGGCGTTCTCTGCCATCTGTCTAATTGGCGCATCCAGCGCATTAAACACTGCCTTCACGCCATGACCCTGATCAGGGTTCGTGACCTGTATCTTAACGTTGCCCCGCGCTCGTAGTAAGGCGGCGCCGCCACCGGGCACTACGCCCTGCTGGCGAGCGGCACGAACAGCCTCCAAGGCATCTTCCACACGATGCTTCTTCTCGATCATCTCCACCTCCGTGGGTGCGCCGACGCGCACGATTGCAACACCGGACGCTAGTCGTGTAATACGCTCTTGAACGCGAGTGCAGGCATGCATATCATCTGTGCTAGCTAGCTCTGCCTTAAGAATTTCAATTCTTTTATCAACCTCGTCTGGGTCTCCTGACCCTCCCACAAAAGTTGTGTTGAATTTCGAAGACTCCACGGACTTGACTTCACCCATATGTTCTAGCTTTGTGTCCCGCAGTTTTAACCCGGATTCTCGGCTAACGAAGGTAGCACCAATCGACAAGGCGAGATCTTTAAGAAGGTTTCGGCGTTCTTCTCCATACTGTGGAGCTTTCACCGCCATAACCTTGAGCGTGCCACGAACACTATTCATGATCAGGGCAGCGAGGGCTTGCCCTTCGACTTCCTCAGCCACAATCACCAGCGGTCGTGCCTCACGGGCAATCAACTCCAATATCGGCATCATCTCATCAACAGTAGAAATTTTATAATCTGTTACAAGTACCAAGGCATCGTTGTGATTTGCCACAGCGCGGCGTTCATCGGTAACAAACTGGTTGGAAAAATATCCACCATCGAAACGGAAACCCTCTTGAACATCAAGGCTGGATTCCATAGAGCGAGCCTCTTCCACTGTAATAGCGCCGTTCTTTCCAACCTGATCAACAGCCGTTGCAATCATCTTGCCGATAACAGCATCCCCGTTTGCTGAAATCGTGGCGATGCTTTCAATGTCCTCGATGCTAGAAATGGGATGTGCCATCTCTTTCAATTCCGCTACAAGCTGTCCGGTGGCATTATCAATCCCGCGCTTCACTTCCACCGGGCTAGCCCCGGCGGCAATATGCTTCTGCGCCTCCAGCAGAATAGCTCGCGCCAACACTGTGGCTGTGGTGGTGCCATCGCCAGCGACCAGATTGGTCATCTGCGAGGCTTGCCTCAAGATTTGCACAGCGGCATTCTCCACGGGATCGTCCAAGTCAATGAACTCGGCGACTGTAACACCGTCCTTTGTAATGATTGGTCGTTTGCCCTTCTGATGAAGGATAACGTTTCTCCCCTTGGGACCAAGGGTGCTGGCAACGTTGTCTGCCAGTTTGTTGACACCGTTCAAGATCCTCTTTTGAAGATCTTCATCGGAACTATATACTTTGCTCAAAGTTTCACCTATTTCCTTGTTGTTTTTCTTTCTTGCGGCTTGATAGAAATCAATTCAACCAAATATGGTTTTTTCTCCACATAATGTCGAATAGCCCCCTTGCCCTCATACTCAATCTTTGGACGTACGCTAATCAAAGTGTTTTTCTTATTGGGTTCAGAGCCCATATTCGCGTCAAAGATATAAAGATATGGAGTGCCCGTTGGTGTTAACACTAACTTCGCAGCAAAATTAACCTTATTGGCAATCACATCGTCAAGTGTATCATAAAAATCCAACACTTTAAAGTCTCTATGAGAAAGATGAATTAATTCAACGCCCTTTTCCTTTAGCACAGCCTGTGCACGGATGCCTGCGGCAAACTGAGATAAGAATTGCTTTTCTGCCTCGGGATCATCACCAGCCAGCTTTTGCTGAATTGCCTTCTCTGCTTCTTGGTACACCGGAGTGGCGGCGTTGCGGATAGAGAGGCTTCCCTTGTTTTTAATGCCGATGTTGGGGTTTGTTGCGGGATCGACTGCCTTCTCCCAGTCTTCCCTGTGTTTTTCGCCGATATCGGCACCGAAAAGAAGAGAAAACAAGCCAGATAGTTGTTCCCACGTTCGACCGATCTGTCCAAGCTGTTCGGTCGCTCCGGCTTTAAGGGAGATCTTCCCAATGCTCACATCTTCCCCGTTGTTGATAACCCGTACATCGACCTTGGTACCCTTTTGATCGCTTGTGCCATCAGCCAACACATGTATTTTATTTTCAACATTGTTGACATACCACTCTAGTGTCTGATCTAGTACCCTATTTGAATTCGCATATGCGACGGCTGAATCGAAAAGGTCATCAACACTGTCTCGCTTCTCCGGGTTCATGAGATCTGTAAAGTTGTTTCTTGACAGTCCCACTGTCAGAGTTACCTGATCGGTTGCAGAACCGTCAGGGCTTGGAACGGGGTTGAAAACAAGAGTTTTCTTAATTGTCTTTTTCCCTTCCTCTCCAGACTGTTTGTTCAACTTTTCTAAAACCTGAATTACTGTATCTTTTGTTATAGGAACCATGTCATCAGTATTACTAAATCTCGCAGCCAATGCTGCTGACAATATCCCCTCGGCGACGTCGCCACGGTTTGCCACCTTCGCTCCGATGGCGGATCCCTGTGCTAACGCAACCTGCACAGCGGCACCTGTCGGAGAAACAATCTTTGCACTAATGATATTTCCCTCTTCCTCTCTAGTGGGCTCGATTTTGAGTTTATCGCCAGCAAAATCAGAAAAATCTTGCCATGCCTTGCCGCGAATGGGGCGTGGACCCGTGTTTGTTAATACGATACCGGGAAGCTCTGTCTTTGCGTGTGTCACTTTCTTAATGTCGATATTTGGAAATTTCTCTTTAAGAAAATTTATAAACTGTGTGAGGATTTCATTCTGCTCCAAGGATCCGAGTGGACCTTCTGAGCCTTCGCTGTTCTTATTATCGCTCTCCGGGGGCTGCTCATCTTGCGGCGGTGGTGATGGCTCTTCTTCCTCGCGGATCACCTCTCGGATGATGTCAACAAGATAATCTTTAAAATATTTTGCATCGTGCTCGCGGAACACACTGATCTTTTTCGCCATAGCTTAAACCCTCACATTCAGGTATAATTAGTCATTTCCGCTATTAAAACACCTCGTCAGCGATACCTAACTCAACGGCTTCTTCAGCCGTGAGGTAGACATTCTGACGACGATCAAACAACTTCTTGATGTAGGCAGCGGTCATATTGGTTTCTTTAACGAGTGCCTTGATATATCGATCCTGCGTCCACTTGGCTTCATCCAACTCGTTCTCCAAGTTATGAATCTGACCAACGTGCCCAGAGGCAACACCGTGGAGCATCACGCGACAGTTCTCTCCGATCTTTCGCCTGCCCTTGGAGCCAGCAGCCATTAGGAGGACCCCGGCTGACATAATCTTTCCAATGCCGGTTGTGGCGATTGGAGTGCCCTCTGAGCGGCACCAGCGGATGGTGTCGTATAGCGAGAACATATCAGCAGCAGAGCCACCGTGAGTGGACAAGATCAACTCCACCGTATCCGGCTCACAGTCGCCATCTTTTTCCTTGCGAGCATGTTCGTCTTTCTTCTGAACATTTAAAGAACTAAGCACTCGAAGAGCATATGCTATTTCGCCAATCTTTTCTTCTTCGACTTCGCCGTACATGCTGATCATTTGGGTTTTTGGCTTGTCGTCTGTCTCGGCGGCTTCCATCAACAGTGAGGCAAGGACCGATTCCGCCGAAGCCTCATCCGCCTCTTCTTTTGGCTTTTCTTCTGCCTTCGCCTTCTTCTTCTTTCCAGCAAGGTAATTTTTCAAAACTATTGCCCCTTTCTCTTTTGAGCATCAAGCCCAAGCTTTGTTCGCTTAGGATTTCCTTTTCGATTCAATTCTACCAGTTTATATGGAAAATGTTTAGCCCATTTCAACCATTCTTGCTCGGTGTCAAATTCTTTTGAAAATATAAGCACTTCAGATTTACTAGCCGGGTTCCAGCCTGAACCAGACTCTTGCCAGTCGCTCACGGCGCTGCGCAATTTCCGAACCGACCTGCCGTCTGATACATTATTAACTTGCAGGCGATAACGATGCCCGTCTGCGTAGTAATCTTCTTTCCATGCTGTCGCTTCCATGCTGTCTCCTTTATTTCTTCGTTCGAATGTTAAGGGATCTTCCATCCCACCACAAATCGATTTCATCATCAATATATCTTTGTATCAATGTAACATAGTAGCGCATCTCTGTCAAGGAAAAAAACTTTTTTGCACGTTGATTTAAGCACCAATTGATAATAGAGTTGATGACAAAGGTTTTGCCGCCATAGTAGACGTTGCCTTTCTTAAAAATAATGTCATCTGTGCGCACGAAGGCTCTTATAAGTTCCCTTCGCGCTGTCCTGACCGTATATCCTCTATAATCATCCATCACCTTTAATTAAGACGTCGCGAACTAAATCGACCAAATTATCGTAATTTAATGCTTCTTTTTGTGTCATTCCGCGAATAGTGTCAATTTCCCCATGTTGGCGAGACTTATGTGCCGTATAGGTTTCCCCTGTCTCCGGGTCGACCCGCTGATGCCGGGTCTTGACCAGCGGGGCGGCTGCTTGAGAACGCCTGATTGTTCTCTTAACACCTCCGAGTGATCCAAGGTGTTCAGCCGCAGCGAGGATGTCTGGATCTTGAAATTCTTCGTTTCGTGTTGCCACAACAATGTCATTTAAATTTTGACCCAATTTGCCCCCAGATTTTTTAACCAGAGTCCGCATACCTTTGAGCACTGTTTGACCGCCCGGATTTTCCACCGGAGTGTTGACCCACTGTTGAAGACTGCTGACGGCTTGCTCTATCTTGGCTTTCTCGTTGGCAAACGCTTCGGGGTTTTTCTCGGGGTTTAGATCATCCGGAAGCATATCTGGTGTGATAACCGTTGGTTTTGTCAAGAGATCTCCGGTATTCAGATCAAAAATATTATTGTAGACATCAGATAAAATGGTCACATGTTCATTGTCAGCAAGAGCCTTAAGATATCCCTGAGACTGTACGACGTCCTTTTGATAGGCTTGTGAGATACCCGCTGTTCTTTCTGCTCCAACAACTCGTTTTCTGCGAGCGTCACGCTCAACAGAGGCTTGTGTTGGGACATTTATCATAAAGACTGCGACGTCATATCCCAATTTGGTCAAATTCTTAATACGATTAACCATCTTAGGCACCTTCTCTCCAGTGGTGTCAAACAGAATGGGATTTGCGATGCCAACCAAATTTGCTGTATGGGCTTTTGTGGCTCTCTGTAAAATTTTACGCGATGTCTGCTGGATCTTTTCCAAATCGGCATCGTCGCCGTCATTAGAGTTAACGAACTTCATACTGACACCGAAAGCGGGGAACACCGCTTCAATCCGCTCATCGGGGTTAGAGACAACAAAGTCTGTCGGAATTCCTAGCAAGTTTCCAGCAATATATGATTTTCCCGACCCTGCCGGTCCAAAGATATAAATTGCCTTGAACGGGTATTTGTTCTTTAAAATGCTCTTTTCATCGAGCATCTCTGGAGATTCCAGTAGTATACTGTGTCGTGATTTCTGAACTTCTTCTTTAATGAGTTCTTTTATTTCTTTTAAACTAGTTTTTCCCATCGTTGCTTACCCCTTTCGTGTGTATTTCCTCATAAACCTCATGGCACCATTCCAGTCTTGAAAGGCAAATATGTCGCTAACCGGTTTAGGCAAGGCGCTCTTAAATTTATAAATTATTGACTCTCGCCAAACTTGTAAAGCAGCGCTGTCTACCTCTTTAAGTAGTTTTAAATCTTCGTCTTTTACGCTGTTTTCCATATTTTTATGCTTTAAATTGACCGCATTCTCTACATCATCATGTACGCTAGACACCAAGACCATCAAAGATGCCCCCACCTCTATCGACATTTTTACAAGCTGGCTAGCTCGAAATAGCCGAGATAGAATTTGAAACGTTAACGCGCCTCCAAAAAACCACAATGCTTCTGAACCCATAACTTACTCCTATTTTATTACTTCTAAAATCTCTGAAATTTCAGGCGACAAAAAATTGCCAGATTCCACATTTTCCGCCGCCTTTAGCATATGCTTTTCTATCATTTTTTTAAATGGCCACATCCAATAATAATTGGACTTGGTGAATTGAGCTTGAAGCCAAAAAAGATTTATTCGGTGACCAGTCAACTGCCAGTGCAGCGCTATAGACACCTTGTATGCACGGAACTCTAACCACGCTCGACCCGGACTGGGCAGGGGCAACAAGAACAAGAGAGCCAGCAGCCACCAAACATTCCAAACTGCCCCGAGGGCAAGCAAGGAGAATATTTGCGGCGAAAGATATAAAATATTAAACAGCCAACCCATGCGCTTGCGATCTTTTAGGTGAACATACTCGTGCGCCAAGATGGATATGCGCGAGGCGGCAGCACGTTCCCATGGTAAATTGGGCACATAAACTTCGGGATATAAAGTAGTGACGTACTTATCTAAAAAGTCTTTATTAAAAAACAAAGCCACAGCCAGTAATTGCATGAGGGTACTATCTTTCTTGCTGCGCAATCGAAACTTAGGTATTTGTTTTTTTATATAAAAAACAAGTTTGTGAAACCTAAATTCAAGATCCGCTTCGCTATATTGTACCTTACTCACAATTACCCTCTGCGGCTAAGCACCTAAAGAGAGTGTCCTTACTGCTTATTGGCAGTGCGAAGAAGACGTGCGGCAACACGACGGGCGACCTCTTGTACGACCTTCTCATCATCAACCAACTCTACGTCGGAAGATTCAAGCTTCGTTAAGGTGTCGTCATCGGCGGCTGTCTCCTCAAGCGGTGCCTCGTCATCGACGGGGGGCATCTCTTCAGGTGCAGCCTCTGCCTCGGGCTCTCCCATGTCAGCCATAGGATCCTCTTCAGCGCCCAGCGCGGCGCCTTCGCCAGCGCCAGCATCAACAGTCACGCCGTGCTTGCCCAGCGCGTCAGTCATTGCATCAGCAACCGCATTGGCGACGTCCTGTGCAATCTCAGCAGCCGCATCAGCAGCAGCAGGATCGGCTGGAGCCTCAGCATCATCGATGCCCATATCCTCTGCGGGAGGTGCTTCTTCGGCGGCAGGATCGGCTTCTGGTGCCATGGTATCTTCTTCCTCTGGCATCTCCTCAAGTGGATCGATGCGATCAAGAAAGCCTTCGCCCAAGGGCTGGAGCCCAGCGAGCCCCATAAAGCGGCGAATTGTGCCTTCATCAAGTCTGTTATTGCTCATTACATTATCTCCTTAGACAATAGTGTTTCTCAAATAAATAGTTCGTTGTAATAGATAAATGCCAATCTATAACAAAGTTTTTGCCATTGCTTAATCCTTATAGCAATCTAAAATAAACTGGGGTAGATCATCTTTTCTAACCCCTAGTTCTCTTGCGAGAGATCTATGGATTTTTTCAAGTGTTTTGTCCTCTATTTGTTTTATTCGTACGAAACTTACATGCAGCCGATCAGCTACTTCTCGTAGCGTCATATTGCTGTGTTTGGCTATAGCTATGGATGTACAATTATAATCTTCCTCGAAATCAATCCATTCCCGGCAATCTTTGACCGGACAAGAGACCCCCAACTCTGCACATTTTTTTGAACACTCGGGTATGCTCTTCTTTGACAACGCTTTCTCGCTCATAGTTCTGGGTGCTCCTTTTGTATAATGTCAAATATATCCTCTACCTCAGTATCTCCCAAGCCAAATTTAGATGACACTTCTTCTCCTTCCTGTATCAACCGATTAGACTGTTGGCGCTTTGACGCGCCCTGTGTCGACAGGTTTTCTTTAAGTCTATCGATGAAGTCGCTGATAGCTGGATCTTTATTAATATATCCATTCACAATTCCTCGAAAAAAGCTGCTCTGCGTCAAGCCATCATACTTCAGGCGTACCTTCATGTCTGCATGCGCTTTGTCTGTCGAGTAGAAGACAACCTTTTTTTTATTATGTCCATATTCTGCCACCTATTCACCTCTCAAAATATGCGCCGTGCTTTCAGTCTGGCTGGCGCCAGTTTGCTTGACAAACTTTGCCCTTGCTTGAAATTCTGGCAGGGTGCGGGCGCCAGTATACGAAAACCCACTACGCACACCCATGGTCAGATTACGCAAAACAGTAGCCACGTCGCCCTTGTATGGGATCTGTGAAGTGACACCTTCTGGCGCAGAGGTCAACCTGCCGCGCCAGTCCTTTTGTGCACCATGGCTAGCCATGCCTCGGTACATCTTAGATTCTCTACCAGATGCGTTAATATAAGTTATGCCGGGGGCTTCATCTGTTCCCGCCAAGAGTGAACCAAGCATTACAAAATCGGCGCCTGCTCCAAGTGCTTTCGCAATGTCACCAGAATTTTTAATTCCACCGTCGGCAATAATCGGAATGTCCAATCCGGCAGACGCGCATTCAAAAATAGTTTGCAGTCCGGGGATCCCATGACCGGTCTGAATGCGAGTAGAACAAATAGACCCACCGCCAATATTGCACCGAACAGAACGAGCGCCCCAGTCAACAAGGGCTTCATAGCCCGTCTTGGTGGCTACATTTCCCGCCATAATGTGGGCAGCAGAGGGGAGTGTGGACGTCAGTCGTCGCAAGGCATTCTTCATCAACAAGTGATGTCCGTGGGCAACGTCTAGACAAATAACATCTGCCCCAGCCTCAAACAATGCTGCGGCACGTTCTTCATAATCTCCGGTGACGCCGATTGCGGCGCCTACGATGCGGCAACCGGGGTCGCGCAAGGCGGCGTCTACCATAGCGACCTGCTCTTCGATAGAGTTATAGCGGTGGATAATTCCAAGACCACCCAGTTCTGATATGGCAATTGCCATGGAGCTTTCGGTAACCGTATCCATTGGACTGGATATAATTGGCACTTCCAGCTTTATATTTTTATCCAAATGATTGGATATGTTAATTTCCGTTCTGCTCTCAATATCCGAGTACTGCGGCACTAGCAGCACGTCGTCATACGTCAGTGTTTCTTGGTATAGCATCCTTCATCTCCTTTATTAGTTCTTTAGCCTTGCCCCAGCAGGCAGGACAATATAGGCGTACGATTTTCTCTTCTTCTCTTACAACCACATTCCAACTCATAACCTGTTCACGATTTTGCTTATCAAAAGACTCTTCACAGGCGCTACACTCGTCAGGCATGCGTTCAAACATTCCCATCTTCTGGGTCATTTCTTTTTGCACTCTCTTCTTGTCGCGCTGTTGTTGGCGTCTGTTTATTTTTCTTTTTTGGCTCATCTCTCACCCGTTGAGCCAAACCCGCCGGTTCCACGCTCTGTGTTGTTATTGATTTCCCCAGCCACAACTTCAAACCCACAAGTGTTGACTGGTACCAGAACCACTTGGGCTAGTTTATCCCCCGGTTTAACAACCTGCGTTGAATTTCCAATATTGTGCAAATTAATAAATACCTCGCCGTCATAGCCGGAATCAATCACACATGCGCCAACAACCAGTTGTCGCTTTGAGGCGATGCCTGACTTGTTTTTAACCTCCAGCATATATCCCTCTGGTACTTCCACCTTGATGCCGGTTGGAATAACACAAGATGTTCGTGGGGAGACCCACACGTCCTCTCCCTCTCCCATGCGACAATTACTTAAGCTTTTTGAATCTGGACAGAAGAAAACATCAGCCCCGGCGTCCGTGGCGTATGCTCGTTGTGGCGGCTTTGCGCCTTCTCGTAACAAATTAACTTTAAGGTTCATCTACTTTCTCCTTTTGTTTGAGGGTTGAAGAAGTTGCAATGCTTTAATTAAACCATGTTTGGCAATCAGTTGTTCCACTTTCTTGAAATTTTCACGGGCAGTGCCTAAGATACCGTCGCCATCAGCCTCAATCTCCTCGGCGCCAAGAAGTTCCAAGAGGCGCGATGCTTCCAGCCTCATCATACTAATGTGATATTCTTTACGATCATCACTACAGACACGCGCAGTGACAGTTTCAATTCGATCAGATAAAGATTCTATAATCATATACATCTCTTTTTCTTTTTTTTCTTTGTTCATCTTACCACATCATCCTAGAAGTTTAAAATTATATCTCACTGATCGTGTACTAAACCCCCAGTCATCGCTGTGGTCGAGCCGAGCCATATATGGTCTATTGAGGTGGACCACATCTTTCTTCGGATCAACTGCCCAGCACTTGATAGTGGTATTTTTACTGGTCGAATCAACAACCTTTACCAGCCAGTACGTCCTACCCTTGCGGGTTTTCTTCTCTACCACCTCTCGGGGAATAAACCAAGCCACTCCGATGTCATGGTCCCAGTCCCCCAGTGGTGGAACACAGTGGTCTGCCAGTTGTTCTTGGATATAATCATCCATGACCAATGCAAACGGAAAGACACCCGTGAGGTTGACGAGGTATTCAATTTTCTCCTCGTCAGTGAAGTCTCCTTCCGGCTGATATACTTCAATGTTCTCGTTCAGCTTCTTTCTGGTCTTCGGGCGATCCACAACCGCTGCTGACCAGAAATGCTTAAGCCCAGAGAAGCGATCATCAACCAACGCATTCAGAGCCTGCGCTCGCACAAGAACGTCCAGTGCTTTTTTATTTAATTTGGAATATACAATCTCCTCACTAAACAACAGTTCCTCAATAGTGTTGAATGGGCGATGGCTAATGATCTGCTCAATGGCTGCGTCGCCCAAGCCCTTGACCGAAGTTAGCGGCTGGATTAGAGTGCTGCCATCATCTGAGATTTCCCACACAGTTCCAGATGTGTTAACGTTCAGCGGCGCAATTGTAAAGCCCTGTGACTTGGCTACATTGATTGCCGCTTCTTTTCTGGCTTCTGGTTCCTTGTCAAGAAACGCTGCCATCCACTCTGAAGGATAGTGATACAGAAGATGGGCGCACTGATAACTAAGAATGCTGTAGCTAACAGCGTGGGACTTATTAAAACCGTATCCCGAGAAGTATTCGAACTTCTCCCAGAGCCCCTCGGCGAAGCTTTTTGAAAGTCCTTTATCAGTACAACCTTCGATGAATTTGTTGTAGATTTTAATTTTCTTGGCATCAGTAGAGCCCGTCCCTTTTTTGGTTAGAAGTTTGCGGAGCATGTTTCCTTCGTCCAGCGTCAGGTCCTTGCCTAGCCTATGTGCTAGCAAGGCAATCTGCTCTTGGAAGATGAGGAACCCATATGTTTCCTCTGTCACTTCCCTGATGATCTCGTGCCCATAATCAATCTCGTCTGGATTACTCTTCGCTTCCACATATAATTCGTGGACGTTGGCACTCAAGGGACCGGGACGGAAGATGGAAGTGATAGCCGAGATATCAATGATGCTTGTCGGCTTGGCTTTCTGACAGAATGTCTGGGCTCCTTTCTCTGTAAACTGAAAGACGCCAGCCCACTTGCCCTTGTGAAAGATCTTCTCGTAGATGGCTTGGTCATCAAAATTTATTTTATCTGGATGAAGATACTCATCGTAATATTCTTTAACCTGTGCGAAGGTTGGATCTGCGATACCTTTGTGGCGTCGGAGGATGTGTTTGATAGCTCCCTCCATCATTCGCAGAGAAGCCAAGCCAAGGATATCAAATTTAATAAACCCTAGCGGCTCCAAGTGTCGGACATTCTGACCCTCTGACCATGGGGTTTGACGAATACCTCCGCTATTAATCAGCGGCATCCACTTGTCAAGATTCTCTCCTACCACAACGCCTCCAGCATGGCGGCTCACACTGCGTACCTGCCCGTGCAGTGCTTCAATGTGCGTCTTGATGTCTGGATACTTATCAAAGAACCCTTGAAGCGTTGGCGAGAACTCAACCACCTCATCAAAGGTTGGTACATAAACTCCAGCCTTAATACCGTGCTTCTTCTTCGCCTCTGGCGTGGCTTCGTTAATCATTCGCGCCGTCACTGGATTAACCTCTGTGAACGGCACCTCGTATAGCTTTGCAATATCTTTGATCAGAGAGCGAAGCTTCAAGGTATTGAAGTTTGAGATTGGCACAACCGTGCCGTCGCCCCACTCCCCGATAAGCTGCTCCTTAAGATCCATAGGATCCGAAACATCATAATCGATATCAGGATAGTCGGTTTGGTCCTTCCGCATAAACCTCTCAAAGAGTAGGTTATATTTAAGTGGATCGACCTGCGTGATACCAATCAAGAAGGACACTAGCGACCCAGCAGCGGAGCCGCGACCGGCTCCTACAAGCTGCCTCTCCAGAGCCTTGTCTGCGATGGTCTTCATTGTCAAAAAGTATTTTGTGAAACCACGATCTTCAATGACATCCAACTCGTACTTGAGTCGTTCAATATACTCCGGTAGTTTGGGGTCATCCGCTTTCATATACTCGCGGAGACCGGTGACGCAAAACTCCCTCAATGCCTTTTCCGCAGTCTTCCCTTCTGGTACAACAAAGTCTGGTAGACGAACTGTGTCGTCTGGCATGAAGCACTCAATACGATTGTGGGCAATGTCATGGGTGCGAGTAATAGACGCTCTCACGAGATCATCATCATATTCCTGACCCGCCATCGCAGAATAACTTTTATATGACTCCCACATCTCATCCCCATTTTTGGGATACAGTTCGTAGCCAATTTCCTCAACGCCATCTGGAAGCTCTGTGCTCATCCAACTGGGCATGCCCCCTTTACCGAGCCAGCCTAAACGCTTGTATAGTTCTCGATCTCGCCAAGCTTCCGGCGTTGGATAATGACTGTCGGCTGTGGAAACCAATTCCACGCCGGATTCTGTGGCTACCTGAATAATATATTTATTTAGCTCGTGTTGTTCTGGGATGTTATTCCATTGAAGCTCTCCATACCACCGATCTCCAAAGATGTTTTGCATCTTCTCAGTGGTCAGCCTCATTGCATCCATGATAGCATCAGGACCATCATCTTTATTATCCCAATAATTCCCAGCATACACACCGCCAAGGCAAGCAGACGTGGCAATAACACCCTCACTGTGAGCAGCGAGCATATCATAATCAACGCGAGGATACCGATAAAAGTTTGTACCATCATAGCTCTCCGATATGAGCTTAAATATGTTGTTCAAACCTGTTTGGTCCATTGCCAACAAAATAAGATGGTTCCTTTTATTCAAAAGGCTCTTGGCACTCTTGCTCGCGTTCTCATCCTCGATGACAAGACCGCTTTTCTTCTGCTTCTTTTTAGCTTCTTTAGACTCTTCATATGCAGCTTTCCACTTGGGCACAGATGGAAGGAAGTATGCTTCCACTCCAAAGATTGGCTTAAATTCTTTTCCCGCGGCTTTCATTTTTTTTGCATGAAGAACTTGGTATGATAGTCCATTCATATGCCCGTGATCAGTCAAGGCTAGCGCGTCGCTGCCGTTCTGATATGCAAAATCCATATGATCTTGTGGGTATCCCAGACCATCAAACAACGACAATCCACTATGGGCATGAAGCCCTACAAAAGGGATATTAGATACGGTTCTTTCACTCATTATTATCAACTCCTATTGGGTTCCACTCTCTATAAGAGAGTATACATTTTGCCGGTCGCGTTAATGAATTGCCGCTAGCGGCATAATCACAAAACAGTTTCCAGCTATCGATTTTGTGATACCATTTGACTTCCGCTGTAACAGCCTTCTCTACCATAACAGATTCAAAAACTTTGTCAAGAGAAAAAAACCTCGCTGACCATTTTTTATGCAAAGGTAGCCTTTCAGTGGGGATTTCGCCGGGGCGATGTCGACCCGGTACTTTATCTCCTGTACCGGAACGAACCACTTTTACAAATTCTTTGTGGGCGTCTGCCTCGAAAGTAAATCCCAAATATTCACCATCTCTCACGGTCTTGTCCTTATGAGCCAGACAAAAATCGCGGCGACTAGAGATTTCTTTACGGTACTCTCTTAATATCTCGGGCTCGTAAACTCCATACGGGAAAGCAACATAGTATCTATCTGGCGCAACCCAACGACTTATTTGCTTAGACGTATCAAAAGCAACCTGAGCACCATACAATACGCTCCAAGCCAAGCAGTCTCTCTTTTGTCGGTCTTTTGGGTGTATTGGTGTGTAGTAAATTGTTATTGGCTTTCTTTCGTCAGTTGGTTTGATGCCGTAGTTCCTGCCCATGGTCACAGGATCGTAAATATAATCTCCGAGGCGGTGGCGAATGAGCGGCTGCATATCGTCATTGCACACAATCCAAATCGTTTCGCAACCAGCCCATGCACATTCAACCACGGCTCTCTCTATTGCCAAATAGTTTGGCGCGATTGGCATTAAAGAATCGTGCCAAGGGAACTCAAAATCTAGCGGCTGACCTGCAACTGGAACGATGCCAGCCAAATGAAACGTCTTTTCGCTGATTGAGCTTTTGTGTAAGGACATAAGAGTATAATAACAGACTAAAACACGAAAGTCAAATTATATTTATAAGACGAGACATTTTTTTTAACTTTTTAATTCTGCCACAACGATCATATAATATAAGTTCGCCGTCCTGAATGGCGGGCAGTTCTCCGTACTCTTCTTCCGGCTCTGGCTCTTCAAACTCTATCTCTTGTGCAACCCAGCGGCGGTGCTCTTCTGGTATCAAATTTAAAAATGGAATATTTTTGATTTCTGTCACTTTCACTGTTGACTTTTACCCATCTCTTGTAATAGTTTAATTGCTATCATCATTTCGATCAGCTTCTTCCAATCAATCTCTCCGCTTTCCTGCACCTCGTTCACCTGTGTGACCGAAGTATTATGAAGTTCGATAAAGTTCATCGTATTCATGTTTCCATTCGGCTCACCCGGTGGTGCAACATGTTCTCCAGAGTCCAACGGCTTTAACGCCTCGCCGGTACCCCCTTCGGTAGAGCCAGCAGATTCAACCCCTCCCGCATGCGATACTCCACCAGCAGCAGCGGCTCCTGCCCCTGCTCCTGCTCCTGCGGCGGCTCCTGCTCCTCCAGCCGCTGATGCGCCTCCTGCGCCCGACACTCCTCCGATGCCACTCATAGTATTATCCTCCTGTGCTTCCTGCACCTTACCCCCTAATTAGCTGGTGGAGAGTTTTATAACTATGATTTTCATTGAATGGGTGTTCTAATATAACTTCTTCTTCGTTGCGATGATCGAAAATCACACCACATCGGCTCGAATAACTGCCTGTTTTGATCTGCTCGACCTGACGCTCGGTTGCTTCAATCCTCACAGCGTAATACTTATATCTTTCTGGCTTTTTTTGGTCGCGCCCGTTTCTGGCGCCCCGAATGCCAGCAGTCTTCATCATATTTAAAATCTTAAATCGCGCAGCGACATCTGAATATTCAACATCGTTTAATTGATCCGCGCTCAAAAAAGAAACCGCAACCAAATCTTTAATATTGTGGTTTTTTGTTCCTGCTCTCGGGGATGGATAAAAATATATTTCACTCACTAAGTCATCATCGCTGCGCAAGTGATCATATTCGTGACAACAGCCCGTTCGAACGTTAAACCAGTCGAATACTCTGACCGTTTCAGATTCTGGCGGTTCAGCTAGATTGAGCCCCTGTATGACGTCACTATTAAATATGCGCAATTTTTGGTAGCCATATTTCACTGCCGATCCCCCGATAATAACTACCAGCGATTTAGTTTCTGCATCCACTCTTATCGATTTTGCTTTATCAGAAACAGGCAGACGACCAGAGACAGCTAATGAAAAAACAATCTTCTCCCACAAATCTGACTTCGACGCTCCAACGGTTTTTATACCGACATTAGAAACCATATCATAGGTGACGGGTGGAGTCAAGAACGGAGCTAAATCGAACCCCTGTTCAAAGAAATCAAATAAAAATGGCGACGCACCTTGCTTATTAATTATAAGAGGCGCGGCATTAAGGTACGCATATGCGACCGCCGCTAGGCTATGCCCAACGACAATTTCATTATACTGCCTCATCTTCCACTAGCGCAAGAACGTAGTTTTCCAATACTAGTTGGTGCGGGGAAGAGCCCACGCCGACGCTCTTAATCATATGACCCTCAACAACAGCGCACTGACCCACCTCAAAAAGAGACGAATCAGGCGCTGTTGCCAATATACGAACCAACTGATATTCGTTCGCAGCCCTTACAGTGTAGTCTTCTGGTACCAGAATTGTCGGCTTATCGCCCTGATCGGATTCCAGAACTTCCACCAACAAGTGCCTATTTTGGGGTTTAATAATCATTTGCAAGTCTTCTGCACATGTGAGTAGAAGTCCAACAACTGATCAACATCCGTGTCATCCTTGACCATGCGGTATGCCTTGACAGCCATACTGATTTCCTCTTTTGAAAGCCATCCGTTCTCGACATAGTTTCCCTTCAAGGCTCGCTTCTGTTCCTTGTAGGGTTCCATGGCATCTTCGATAGTCGACAAAGACTTAATATAGTTTGTAATGCGATTTTCCTTTTCCTGATACTCGTTATTGTTATTAGACATTAAGTCACTCCTTTTGAAAGTTATAAGACTAGTATAAGCCTTATTTGTTTATTTGTCAAGTGTTTTTATCCACATTTTGCATAACCACACTGACGGCAAGCCACGCAACCATCTTGGTAGACCAGCCCATCTTCTGCGCTGCACTCAGGACAATCCCTGTCCCCGGCAGGCTCTCCGTCTTGGATATAATTCTTAAGAATTCTAGCAACGCATCTAGCAAAGCTAAACATATCACTGTCCTTATCTTTTTGTAGTTGTTCCACCAAAAGGCGCGGTGGGGCACCATGCCTCAAGGCAAGAGAAATCATTCGTGTAAACGCAGACTCGTTTGGATTATCAAATACGCGAACGATGTCTCTTACCACTGTCGTATCATCATCTACACCAAATGTCAAGTCATATCGGTTGGTCCTTGTCTTAAACCTGTGCTTTGTTAAACGACCCTCGGTGTGCCGCTTCGGAATTTCAATTAAATTAGACAACCCCCCGAGCACCTCATAGGGTCGACCCTCATAAATACCAACGAGGACAGTCCACTTTTCGCCCTTGATTGTGGTGTGGTGAATGTCGCAATCAACAACCTCGGGTCTATGTGGCGCACCGTTTTGAGGGAACGTGTCAGACGTGTCCTCTTTGCCAGTGACCAGTACGCCGGTACGACTGCCATCAACGTATACAGTAATGCCTTTGAGCCCCTCTTTCCAGCCTCTCATATAAAGATCGGCAACAACATCAGGAGAAGTATTTTCCGGAAGGTTGATCGTGGAACTAATCGCATGATCAATATTCTTTTGAATTGCCGCCTGAATTTTAACTCGACGTGTCCAATCGATTTGGTCGCTTTCTACAAAGAAATCAGGCAATTCAGTACCGGCGCCAGAATGATGTTTGGTCCATTCTTCGACGTTGTGGTGAAAAACTTTATACTCCACCCAGCGATCCCCCAAGTCGTCAACAAAGTCTGGTTCAATGCCTTGCTCGTTGTGGTTCAGCTTGCGACGTCGCACATACGAATTGCGGAACACCGGCTCTAAGCCGGAACTGGTTTGTGACAAGATCGATACGCTGCCCGTCGGGGCGTTTGTCAAAATAGAGATATTGCGTCGACCAGCCTCAGCGATCATTTTTTGGATACGCTTTGGCAGGCGGCGGATAAAGGCATTATTCTTTTCTTTTTCCCAATCAAACACTGGAAAAGAACCCCTTTCTTGGGCTAAGCGCGCACTCTCTTCATAGGCTTTGTCTCTTAGAGTACCATAAATCTTGTCAATCTCGACGACACTTTCATCAGAATCATAACGCATGCACAAGCGAGCAACAGCATCAGCCAAGCCGTGCGTGCCCAGACCTGTACGGCGACCCTCAAGGCAGGCTTTGCGCAGCTTTGTCCAAAGCTTCTTTTCGTCCTTGGTATCGGCAATTTTAATTATCTTTGCCAGTTGCTCTGCTTCCAATTCAACCAAGTCATCAGACAGGCGCATTGCCATAGTAACATTCTTGCCAAAATCTTCATAATCAAAATATGCGCCCTTGGTGAATGGCTTCTTGACAAAGTTTTTTAAATTAATGGAAATCAGACGACAGCTATCGTGAGATGACAGGGGGATCTCTGCACAGGGGTTAGTGGAGATGGTCTGAAATCCAACATCAGCATAACACTCGGCTGGAAGGTTCTTTTTAATATTGTCCCACATCAACAATCCCGGTTCGGCTGTCTTGGTGGCGCTCTCGACAATCTTTTCCCACAAGTCACGAGCGCGGATGGTCTTCGTAAAGTTAACCGCCTCGTCTGGTTCAGAATCAACCGGGTAGCGCAAAAGAAAGTCTGCATTAGAATCAACCGCATGCATGAAATCATCACTCAGTTTTACTGAAACGTTTGCTCCGGTGACCTTTGATAAGTCATGCTTCATCGTCACAAACTGTTCGATATCTGGATGTCTAACGTCCATTGAAATCATCAGTGCTCCGCGGCGACCATTTTGCCCAACCATCCGGCACACATAAGAATAAAAATCTGCGAACGACCAAGCTCCTGTGGTGGTGCCAGCAGAATTATTAACTGGTGTGTTTTCTGGGCGTAGTTCTGAGATATCAACGCCGACGCCACAGCGGCGCTTAAAGAGGTTTGCTAGGTCTTTGCCGGTCTCGACGATAGATGACATATTGTCTTCCGGAGAAGATACCACGACGCAGTTGGAAAGCGATGCGTGAACATAATCATTGCCACAGCCAAACATTACTGATCCCTGTGGAACGATGCACTTGAAGCCGTCAAACGATTTACGAATTTCCTCATACGACAACTGGCGGTTGCCACCAAATTTTTCTTCCATCCTTGCAAACTGTTTTGCCAAACGGTCATGCATCACGTCTGGAGTTTGCTCTTGCACTTCCCCCATCTTGTTCTTAAGGGCGTATTTTGTTAGAAAGACATTAGCTGCTAGCTCATCTCCGTCAAAATATTTTAAAGTTCTCTCTCGGGCTGTATCCAGTGTCATTTTATTTCTTCCTAAATTCCTTGTATTTCTCTCGTAACTGCTTTCCCTGTTCGGCAGTCGACTGTGCGACAGCCTGCTCAATCGTGGTGCCATCTGGTGGCAACACTTTTATTTTAACTCTCGCCGTATCCATAAAAATAGGGTAGATAATTCCATCAGGACCATTCCTATTCTTAGCTAGAAAGACCCTGCCCCCATTTGTATTTTTATCTTCAACTGTTCTGGAGACGGAGAAAATAAAATCTGCCACAAAGCACTTATTGAATGCTTCGGAGATGGCTTCCATGGTAATTACTTCTGCGTTCAATCCAGACCTGTTGGTTTGCGATGCGGTATAACACGGGCATTTAAACTCCTGTGCTATACCTCTGATGTCTTCATAAATAGTCTCCAACTCGTGTCTTTTTTCTTTTCTTATTACGTTTGGGCGCAGCAAATCGGCATAATCCACAATAATTAAATCCGGTTTGATGTCCCGTTGCTGCAACCTTTCCAGATGATTACGAATTACATTCGGCGAAGCTGACTTGGTTGGATACTCTTTAATTATTAATTGCCCGTCCAATTCTTTTACCGTCTCGTAAATACCTTCTTTGCAACCAAAAAGCTGCGGGAGTGGAATGCCCGTTATGCAGCTATCATACCGATTAGCAATGACTGTGGGCGCCAACTCTAGTGTATAGTGTACCACAGTCTTGCCCTGTTTTAAAGCCTCGGCTCCAAGATGTACCAAGACCATTGACTTCCCTGCTCCGGTCGGGGCGATGACTACACCAAGCTCTCCAATCCCCAACCCACCTTTGCAGTGGTCGTCAATGATTTGCCAGCCTGTGCTGATGGGGTCGCGAGCCTTGAGCAAAAACCGCTCTTCAAAATCAGCCATGTAGTCATAACCAAAATCTGTGTTGGAGCCTAGCTTCAAAGCCTCGTTGATCACTGAACTGATCTCATCAAACGATGACGCCTCTAGCAGCCCTACTGATTTGATCATAGCCTCTTTGAGCTTTTGCTTTCTGCAAAAGTCAAGGGCTGTCTCTTTAATATATTTTTCTCCGCCGACCTCGATCTCAGATTTATAAATTCTTGCAAAGAAATCTCGGGTTTGTTTTTGGGTAGCTGGGTTTTCGTCATCAAGTTCCGCTCGGAGCACTGATAGCATCGCATCCTTTGATGGGTGCACATCGTACTTGACCTTAAAATCAAAAACCTTTTTGGTAAAGGCTTGCAAATATTTTAATTCAAAAAAGTCTATTGACAGGACCTCCTGAATCTGATCTGCGAAGGGGCGGTCCTCCATAATAAGCTGAGCCAACCCCTCTTGAAATGCCTTGCCAAACTTTGAAAAATCTGCGTTTTCGCTACGCGCCATCCGCTACCTCCGCAGCCACAATTCGCCGCATCGTCTGAAACAGGCTTGTCCAGTCAAACACTCCAAACCCGTCTGTGTTCATCATCTTCAGCATCTCTGTCTTATTAAACTCCAGAGCCGCCTCCTCAACCGTGTGCCTAATAATCTTCTTGGATTGAGGCGAGATACTCGGTGAGTAAAGCTGCATCAATCTGTAGTTCTTTTCTATTATACCACGTCCGTCGAGGATGTTATGGTGTACTTTTAATTTATTTTCACAGTCGTCGCAATAATCAACTAGCTCGTCAATTGTATAGGACTTCTCTTCTGCCAAGAACGGGAACCGTTTGGATATTGTAGCCAATCCCACACCGCCAACACCTTTAAGGTTGTCACTCTTATCTCCCGCAACAGCGCGAGCAAGAGCAAAGTTCAGTGGGTGGATCCCGTGGTCTTCTATGATGCGAAGTTTGTTCAGCGTCGCCTTCTGGATTGGTCTATGTAACACAGTCTCGTCGTCGCACAACTGATAGAAGTCTTTGTCGCTTGACACAATGACCTTCTGCCAGCCCTTGAGCGATGACATACCCACAACGTAGGCAATAACATCATCGGCTTCAATCGCTGGAAGCATCACTTGGCATACGGGCATACAGTTTAGGTATTCTACCAAGCGGGTTTGTTGCCAGACCTTATTCTCCACCTCCTCATTTTCAGAGAGGTTGCGAATTTGGCGATTGAGGCGGATTGGCTTGCGCCCTTCTTTATAATTCTTATCTATGCTCTTGCGGCGCTGGGATCCGCCTGCTCCATCCCATGCAATCACAATCTGATCAGGCTTGGTCTCTCGCACTAGCTTCTGCAAGATCTTAAGAAAGCCCTTGGTGCCGCCGATGGGTTGACCGTTAGTAGATAGGCTGGGGTCTACGATGTATGCCCTGAAATACATATTGAGGGCGTCAATGATTAGTACTCTTGGCATCCTTACACCACCTGATATTCTTTGTCGCCGCGATACTCGGCAAACCAACTTGGCACCTTATCTGCGGGATATCGCATACGAGGCTTGCTAGCATAGAAACGACGGTAAGACTCTACAATGTCATCTGTGTGAAACTCTGGCGGCATAGCCAACGGCAGGCGAGTGGGTTCGCTGGACGGGAACAGGGACGGGTCAAACAACTCTTGGATGCGGTGGAGGACAGCCCGACACTTGTGCACCTTATTAAAGCGACGCTCATACTCGTCAAGCATCTCCGCACAATGTACAACCAGCATACAAAAATTGTCTGATGACTGCATAACCCATTTGGTGGACGGGTGGTGCTTGTGGGTGGTGCGATAAGGGGCGTCAGTGGTGCCTGATAGCTCATTGATGGCGGTTGACAACATCTGACAGGATTCCAGTATCATCTTGACAACTCGGTAGTTATCCTGCGAACGAGCAGACATTACCCAGTCAATGCCGCCGTGCTTGTTTTTTTCAATAGCAAAAATATTCATAGTCTCATAGTCTCCAAGGTGTTGTCGCTTGTGGAATAGTATACCTTATTTATGCCCACATGTTCAAGGGCAGATTGACACATTGGGCAGGGTTTTGACATCCTGTATTCGCCCTTTCTATTGACACGCACAACAAATACCTCCGCTCCGTTCGTTACGCTGCGGTCAAGGTTTAACACGCATCCCAACTCCGCGTGCAACGTTGCGTGACCCGTGCTACGCTCTCGAAAGCGATTGCCAAAGCCACAATGATTCTCTTTGTTACACGCAACATTAAGCACGGAGCCTCCTTTGATTAGAACTGCTCCGTGCTTTACATTACCATATGTACTTTGTTGTGCGATGCGTCTTGCCAAATCTACATAGCGGCGTTTTCTTCCGCCGAGTTCGTTGATGTTCATGTTTAACACTATACAGTAGGCAACAGGAAAAGTCAAGCACTTTTTAGCGGCGGTGCTGTCTTTTGTTGCGCCGCTTCTTTCGCTTTTGATGATGCCGCTTCGGCTTTTGATGATTTGGCTGTGCATTCGCCGAGCTATTATTTTGATGCCGGCGGTGAGGGGACAGCTTTCGTCTAGGCTTCTGATTCTGCTGCGGCATTACATTGTGGTGGTGCCCGTAGCTGTAGGGCGGTGAGACATGGGGGTGATAAAGGTTTCCGTGGGCATGTGGGCGTGCGTATTTTCTATACCGATGCTGGCGCTTAAACCATCTATAATTATAATGAGGATAATATGGCTTATAATAGTATTCTGCGGAATATCCCATACACCGTCGGTAGTGCCGGCGGTGACGGCGCCAGTGACGATGCACATCCTTGATGAAGCCGTCGTCGACGTAGCTATGAAACAACCACACATTAAAGCGCACGTCAAACTCTGCAACAATAATCGACCTTCTGTGATCAAACGGTCCTACATTAAAATATATTCTTGGAGCCTCACCAACATGCCATGAAGCAATATATTCGGCTGAGCCGACGTTCCATCGAAGAGGCTCGGGGCGGGATTCACAAGAGCTAGCGTGTGCTGTCTTATTGGTAATTGCCATCAAAAGCAAAAAAGCCAATGTTGTTCCACCAAAAATTAATTTATTTTTCATCTTCCGTCTCCTCATCGTCGCCATAAAAATCTGACGCTTCGCCCAGTCGCTTATCAAACTTTAGGATAACCTCTTCATCCATAATTTGTAACACTCGGCTTTTAAATTTCTCATCTTGTAGCTTGTCCATCCAATGAGCCGTTTGAAATTTATCAACCGAGCCATCTTCATATACCAACTGGAACCAAGCACCGGCATTCTTTAAATTATCAGAGCCCTTGATTGCGTCCAGCCAACTTTCCTCGTCTTGAACTCCAACCTCTTCACCCCAAAGAATTTTAAATGCACTCTGGCGACCTTGTGTTCCAAAGCGAGATTTCTGAATCTTAGCTTTGACCTCTGAACCAATGCGGAAACCACGATCATCCATAACAAATGCATTCTTAGCCTTGCGCCCTGTAAGCCAGATGCGGAGCGAATACGCATAGTGCATCGCCTTTCCACCGGGGGTGAAGTATGGCGTCGTCATAGCTTCTGCAATATTGCTAGTGATATTAGTCTTAAGCTGATTAAGAACCAGAAATGTTGATTGGCTGTTCGCAATCGGCACAGTGAGCTTTGACATCCCCTTTGATAAAATCCTCGGCTTTACTGCCATGGAAGACAAGGGGTTGAAGTCCCCCTCAACATCTGTTGTAGATGGAGTGAGTGCCAATGAATCCCAAATAAAAAGCATTCGGTTTTCATTTGTCTCCAAGAGATCTTCAATGGTCTCCAAAACAAACTCTACTGATTGAGCCTGTACATATAGTACGCGATCAACATCACAACCTCCGCGTGCCAGAAACTCTGGATCGATGGCTGATTCGGAATCAAAATAAATTACATCGATGCCCTTCTTCTGAGCGTTGGCTGCGACCTGTGCTGCCAAAAAAGACTTACCCGTGGATTCCAATCCAGCGATCTCAGAGATTTTTCCAACCGGGATCCCCGCCAACTGCCCACGACAAATAATACTATCTAGCCAGCGAGAGCCGGTTGGGATCCAATCATTGACCTCTGTCGGGTTATCCTCTGCGAGATTGTGAGCCACATTGATACCAGCCTTCTTATTAATTAACGCTCGCATATCGGCAATGCTCAACTTGCCGACTTTTGTTTTTCCTGATTTTGGTCTTGCCATGTCTCTGTCTCCCATTAATATAAATTAAGGCACCTGATAGCCCTGTGCCTTCCTGTGGGGATCGAAGGAGTTGTTCTTAAGAAACTTCTACAAGCTCGACTTCAAAATTGAGGTCTTTACCCGCCAAGGGGTGGTTGTGGTCCAAGGTGACTTGTTCGTCGCCAACCTCTGTAACAACTGCCCGGATGGGCTGACCAGAGGCACTAGTACCCCCAACAGTCTGCCCGATGGTAAACTCAAAATCTTCCGGAAAGGCTGCTCTTGGCACTGGCACCACTGCATCTTGTTGATGAGCGCCATAACCCTCCGCAATAGTAAACGACTTCACCTCGCCTACCTCCATTCCGATAACAGCACCCTCAAAATCAGGAAGAAGATCGCCTCCCCCTAACTCAAAATCCAAGGTTTCTCCTCGATCACGCGAACTGTCAAATATCGTGCCATCGCTCAGAGTACCCTTGTAATGCACCTTAACGCTCTGTCCGTTTTCTGCTTTACTCATGGTTTAAATCCTTTTTATAGTAAAATAACAAGACACCTGATAACCCTGTGCCTCCCTGTGGGAATGGACTAACTGCCCAACAATTCATCAAACGCATCAGAAACAGAATTTGCCTCTGAAGTTGTCTTGTTTGACGAGGCATACTTAACAGTCTCTGTTGAGGCTGATTCGGCATCCTCGTCAGAAAGCAAGAACTCATCCAAAAGGGCTTTCACCTCTGCTGAAGTCTTGCGATCAAACAGGTCTTCGAAGTTTGGAATACCATCCAGAAGCTCTTTGCATCGCTCCGGCGTAACATCCTCACAGAACTGTGAAGTTGAGCGCTTAGGGGTGAGCTTTGTCAGCGGGAACTGACCGCCCGGAGGCTTACCGTATACCATAACCAAGTCTGTACCAGCCTCAGTGTCGGTAATATCTCCATACTCTGGATTGAGTACCAAATTAAGAAGCGTTTCGTACGCCATCTTGCCGTAGCCCCAGACACGCACTCCTTGCGCCTCTTCCCCACGAACCATTACAGGAGAGAAGAAACGCTGGCGTGCAAAAAGGGACTTTGCCATCTTCTTGCTTCCTTCGTTGTCCTCTCGCCAAAGCTGGCTTGCGAAATCGCAGACAGGACAGTCCTCCCCGTAGTTCTTCTTCGGACACATAAACCCAGAGTTCTTGCCCACATTATAGTGGAACCAATAATCCTTGAACGGATCTCCATCCGCAGTCGGAATAATTCGGATGGTCTGCTCGCCATCCTGTGGCTTCCAAAACCCGTTCTTTTGAGATCTTGAACCACCTCGATTATCGAGGGCGAACTTTCTCTCCTGCATTTTCTTCAAATCAATAGCCATTGGCTTTTCTCCTAGTTGTTAAAGTAAACTCAGCTAATCTTCCAAGTTTCTAGTTTACACTGTAGCACAGTATATTTCTTTTGTCAAGCACTTTTTTAATTTTGTATTGCCGAACTGCGAGACACAACATACACATAGTCTTTCTCATATTGAGTTGAGTATATCCCATAAGATACATCCATGTTGTCATGTGCTGCCGCTGAGACCTGCTCATTAATTTTGTCCAGTAAACTAGAATCATTCTCCAGTTTGTCTTCGTTAATAGCATAATAATAACACCTTTCTCGCGGATAGTCAAGCGGAAAAAACAAATTTTCTTTTCCCGTTTTCATGTCCATATGCCCAACAGTCACCAATCGAGCGGCTGGGTGTGGTGCCTTTTCGCTACCCAAGGCAGGCTTCGAGCGAGAAAACACCTCCACCATGTGAAGAGTTGAAGCCAGCGATTCTCTAATTTTAGAATGATAATTTTTTACAGTTAAACCAGAAAGCGTATTTGCAATGATGGGAACATCGACTAATATTATTTTTTCAAACACAGCGGATCTCGCATACTCTTGTAAGACGCCTCGAACAGTTGCTTCATTCATTTTTTCTTCTGCTGAAAGAAATTTTGTTTCAGACTTGACATAGAGAATAGTAATGTTACACTGTTTTATGTGTGATAAAATCCTTAAAGATGCTGCCGAGGCAAGTTCTGCTCCGTCGACAATAAATAAAACGTCTCCCTTCACATTTTTTAAAAAGTTTTTAAGCGAAGGACACTTCTCTTCATATTTTTCCGCAGTCTTCTGCTTCTTAATATACGTTTTTTTGCCATAAGTCCTCTTGTCCCCCACTGTGATGGTATAAACAGTATACGGAGGATATTTTTTAAATTCATTGGCAACAGCGGACCCAACCTCTCCCAATCCAATAACACTGCTCATTTATTATACCTCTTCATCGCCCCAAAGTTTTTGCCAACTGAAATGTTCGTGACATACCGCCCAAGATCCGTATTGCCAAATGTTTCCACAATCTCGTCCAGCAAGCTGGTGTCACTCTTGGCAAAGTCAATAACCAGCGAATCATGCAGCAAAAAAGCCACAGTGGATTTACGGTTATGTAGTATTTTACCAGTTTCGATTGCCCTTTTTAAGAGCAAATCGCTTGTTGTGCTTTGAATAATATAATTTAATGCGTGATGGTTATCGGCGGGAATATTCCTGCCAAAAACAGTTGTTACTCTGTTGCCATCAAAATGTTTCTTTAAAATTTCGTCGCGGTCATAAGCTCTCCCAGAAAGATAGTCTTTTGAAGCCGGATTATACAACCAAGCAAATATTCTTTTTTTAGCTTCGTCCCTTGTTAGCAGACCCCGATAAACATTCTCAACATTCCAATCGTGAATATCGATGCTCGGCTGCTCCTTTCCAGAAAGAGCAAGAAGGGTGCGAAGCTCTGCGGCATTAAAATCAAGTTCCACAAAATAATCGTTGGTGGGCTTTATTACAGGGCGAAAAACTTTATCCAAGGTTAATATGGGGAAGCTACTCTTGCTCGTTGTAAGTCGCCCGGTCTTTGATTTGAATGGGAGATAGTCAACACGATGTGTGTCTTTCTTGATGAGTTTTTTATAAAGCATGCGAGCGCGAGGGAGCGCCATGTATTCGCTAAGAAAAGACGGATCAATGTTTAAAGGCTGTTCTTTAATGTGTGCCAACATCCGCACCAAGTCAAGCAAAAAATCATAATTTTGTGGCTTTTCATAGTTGTTGATAACATGTTCGGTAATTTGATTCCGAAGCTCGCAGTATTCCAGCAAGAATTTCTGCGGTACCAGATCGTAAAAACAATTTTGTTCTAGATCTACCTTGGCGACGTTGCAGGCATTAAGACAATTTTGAAGCTTTCCATTCAATGCCTGCCAACTCTCCATTTTTTCAGGAGGGCATGCCTCACCGATAGACTTACCAGCACAATATAAGCTGGCATACTTGACAGGCAAATCAAAGTGTGTTGTGTACTTCCAAGTTGCAGTTAAGCCGTCTGGCGTGCAATCTCGGATAATCTCACCCGAAGCGTATATTCCAGCACATTCTTTTTTTGTATCTAATATTTGAAAAATCAACGACGTTTGCTCAAAAATTCTGTTCTAGTATTCTTAATTAACATACTAACATATTCCTGAGCTTTGTCAAGTCCAAAATGCTTATAAACTTGAATTATTTTTTTAACCGTGCGATTAAACTTTGTTGGTTCTAGCGGAACGCCAAGCTCTCTGAGACGAATAAAGTAATAAAGCTCCAGCCAATATTCATCTCCCTGTGGCGCCACGTAAAAGTCAGAGATCTCTTTTGAAGTAATGCTTTTGTCGGAGGGCTCGTGCGCTTTCCATCGGGAAACGAGTCTGGGTCTGGTCACCGGGAGCCCTGCCACAGTTGTGGTTTGAGGCAAAGCAAACACGGGGTATGCCTGAGCATATGCGTGATAAGACCCTGCAAACCAATCCTTGAGTTCATCGATATCATACCTAAAGGTTTGATAATAATACTTTTGAAAAAGGTTCTCTGCGGTGACGCCATAGGTCTCCATATAGGTCTGCATGACGGGATGGTTGATATCTGCTATTAATCTCCATGGGGCATTGCCGTCAAGCATGAAGCCATGATTCTGTGCGGAACTTTTATAAAATTGAAAGTTTGGATCGTTAATCCATGTACTCTTATCCGGATCGCTGTGATGCTGTCCGCGCTTTGTTATCTCAATGCAAAGACCGCTAGCCATGGGGGAAAGAAAATTAGAACAAATGAAAGCACTCTTGCTTAAGAACGCTCTCCCATTATTCTCAATCAGCAACTCCAAAACAGCCTTTGTGTATGACGGCAAATCCCTTATCGTATGAGATCTCGTCTGCAAGCAGCGCCCAGTAATGTTTTTCGAAAACCAGTCAGAAACCAGCACATTATACATGTCTTTTAAATATGAGTTGTAGGCTGTGTGCACACTGGTCCAACCAAAATGAGCCTGCATATTAACAATATCTTCTTTGCCCGAATTTGTATTCAACATGCTCGTGGCGCGTGCAGATAAAAAATGTTTTTGCAGGTCGGTGAAAGCGTCGACAACAAAATCAACGCCCTCTACCAAGTCCCCAGAAATGGACTTATAAGTTTTCAGATTTGTCTCAGAAAGGTGAACAATGTCCCCATCGTGGTTCAATTTTCCATGAAGGTTCTTGTCGTACCACAAATCAGCAGTCTGGTTGAGTGGTGCGTTGTCTTCCTTCATGTGCTCCTTCCAGAAACGACGGTATTCAAACGCCATGCGAGCATCCATGCCGTTAGAAGCCAAAGCAAAATATGTTAAGTGTTCAAAAGCCATAGATCCTCCTTATCTAGAAATAGCGGGTGCTCTTCTTTACGCCTCTCCCGAACCTATGGTTTGGTCGAGTAAGATTTGGGTTGTCCGGGGTCGTGATCTCGGAGGGATCCATTTCATCCAAGCCCCTCACGTCCTTGCTCCACAAGCCCTGCTCTGCCGTTTGTTTCTTAATGAAAGCCTCAAAGCGCCTTGTTTGTTCCTTTGTTCTGGCTTTCGGATATCCCTGTATTTCTGTCACCCAGCCAGCCTCGTTGATAGTTCCCGTAATTTTGTTAACCTGATAGTCTCCACCAAACCCCAGTGCTTCCGCAAGTTCTTCGGAAGGGAGATCTCCAATCGTGCCAGTGTTCAAGAAAAAGTCTGAACCAAGTTTAAAAAGACCATTGCCCATCATCTTAACATTGACTTTATATAGAGTAAATAAGCCTCCTCCGATTCCATAGCGAGCAGCGACTTCATCGTTTGCGGCGCGGGCGACGTCATCGTCTTTTGTGTCCATTTCCTCAAATGATACGGAGTGCACCGGACCCTTGTCAGAACGCACCGAAACCCAATATTTTCCCTGTGCCTCGTCGGTCTCGGGAGTTCTCGCTCTAACATTTCCAACCTTTATATTATCTTCCGTAAAAAACAAAGCACTCATTACAATATAATGGTAAGTCTTTTTTTCTGCGTCGAATGAATAATCCGGATCGGGTGGCACAATTTCATTAAGCGATTCAGTGCCAAAACGACCGCCATCAAATTTTGCGAGCCGATTGATGCCGCCTTGTGCGCCAAGTGCCTCAATCCCGCGGGTCATCACGCCCTGTTGTCCTGTCGCGCTAACAACCCCAGTGCCAGTAAAGCACCCATTTGCGTCGCCGCCCATGATCTGGTATAAGAGATCTTTAACTATGCTGTCGATAAACTGATCGATGGTAGAATAGTCAATCATCGGATCCACCATGAACTTCATAAGCCACCAACGATACATGCTAATTGAAATCGGGATATCGGTCAAAGGCACGCTTTTAACAACGTTTAGGTTGTCCGGATCTCTATAATCAAGTACGCCTAAAAGCAACTTGGGATTAGATATGGATCCGTCCATTCTGGTACCCAAGCGATGGACCACGGCTTCGATCAAGTTGCCAAAATATGTATAATGTATTTTAACATTCTTCTGGGCGTCGTCCATTTCAACAAACCCGGTCGAGGCACCTGTGCCGTTAATGGAGGTTGCCAAGTCGCTTTTTATCTTTTCGACATCTTCAGATGATACGTTAGCCTTTGCCGCCGTGTTCTTTGCGATTGTTTCTTGGGTGCTCTGAACCTGTTGTTGATGGCTGCTGCCTGTATTTTGCACTTCGGTGTTCGCCACATCGACTTTTCTCTTGTTAGCTCCCTCTTGGTTATTAACATACTCCTTCTCGACGGCTCGCTTCTTCTCGTGCAGTTTTTTATGTTTTTCAACGAAGTCTTGGTGGAAGGTGATGCGGTCTACCCCGTGGGCGTGCACTTTGGTATCGAGGATCTCGTCGATCTCATCATGTGAATATCCTGCGTTGAGGAGGTGCTTTTCCGCCTGCCTCTCATCTAACGATGTACCGCCACCAATAATCTGATTTGCGCGTGCCTCTTCGCCGCCGGTTGCCATGACATCACTTAAGTGAGAAAGCCGTGTACGCTTGATTTTGTTGTAGGATGTGCTGATGCCACCGGGGGAGTTCGGATCATAGAAGGCTTTTGCGGGCGTGGTTTCAATCCCCAGCGCCTCTTTTGGAATAAGCATGCTATAAATTTTATTATTTGCCAATAACCACCTCATGGTTCGAGAATACTTCTCCATTCGGTCTCCGGCTACGCCTTGAGCAACCTCTGCCGTGGTGGATTGGAACTGTTCGGCAAGTGATTTTGCATCCCTTAGCTTTTGCATGGCTTCTTTCACAGACCATTGCGGCTTCTTAAGCCCTGATTGTGGGTGCATTTCGGGGTTGGGGTTGTCGGGTCCTATATATTCCATATTGTCTTCGACAGTGGTTTCCAACTGGCTATCGCCCTCGCCACCCCATGCAATAATATCACTGTGATTGGCATGCTCAAGAATCGCCTCGGGATCGCCGCCGTCCTGAGATCCCTTCACAACCGCGTCGTGGACGCCATCTCCAAACAGATCGCTGACGTCACTCTCATCCATGTTCTTGTAAATATCAGTAAGCAATGCGGCATATCGCTTCCTTGCGGTTTTGGCATCTATTTGCCTTTGAACTTGCGCAGCCCTTCCTGCCTCCTTCTCCTTCCTTTCATTCATGGTGGCAGTTATAGTGTTGTTCATCGAGCCTCTGGGAGGGGTGTTGTCGTCGAATAAGCCAGTTCCCTTAAAGGGGTCGACCTCAACTCTTGCCAGATAGTTTAATTCAACCTCGACCTGACCATCCTCCTTAAGAGAAATTTTGGGAACCTTTGATTGGTTCATGATCATATATGTTTTGGCTTTTCTAATTGCCTCAAGCTGACCGGCAGCAAAAACGTCACGATAGCCTTGTGGGACACGATAGCCAAACGCAACCCTTACCATAAAAAAGTTTTTATTGGAAACCTTGAGAGAGCCATTTGCATACGATTTGTCTGCCGTAGGAGACATTACCATGTCAAACAAAGATGCTGACTTGTTAACGTCGGGGCGATATGACAACGCAGCCAGCGACTCTGCTGCAAACTTCATTGTACATATTCGTGTATCCGTGGCGCCGGTGTCCCCACCACCAGAGATATTGGTGTCTCCGGATGTTTCATAAAACAATTCTGTCAACCTAGCTGCTCTCACGGTACCATAGCCCTGCGGCGTCATTATCTCATCAATAATATCCGCTCTTAATCTGTTGGCAAATTCCACCTTTCTTACGTCTTTTGACCTTACCGTCGCATCATTTCCTGATTTTTCATGCTCCGCCAGATGTCCTGCGTCTGCCTTTACAAGAAATATTGCCACCTCGGGAACAAGCACTGCCATCTGATATGGCGTCAGTTCCATGAAAGTCCGCATATTGGTCACGGCATTTAATTTTTTTTGCAGTTCCTGTGGGCTTCCTGTGTACACAGTTATATTTTGATAAGACTGGGGGGCTTTCTGAGAGAAGGCAGTAATATTTTCCATCAGAAAACATTGTTCGTTCAGGCGCATTACAGAGGCATCATCGCGCATGGCTTCGGCGTTATTTGCCACGCCCTCGCCTGCACTGCCCCAAGCTGATCGGACTTGTTCGTAGACTTTCGCACGATCTTCGTTAACAACGTTAACCTGCTTGGTGCCGCTTGAAGGTTTTGTTTCTTCGCTCATTTATTTAAAACCCATAATATACCATCAGTCTCTTTGGGGGCTGAGGAATATAAATTTTATTTCCTGTCCGGACATGCCCCTCTGTTGGGGTGCCGTTATAAAGCGCTATGATCCACCATGCTGTTGGGTCTCCATAGTGCTTGTCTGCAAGTTTATAAAAACGATCACCAATTTTCCACACATGCTCGATGTGATCAATATTTTTTAATTCTTCTGGCGTTGGTTGATCGAAACGAGGACCTTCAAAATACTCATTTTGTGTTGTCATGCCGCGTGCACGCATCATGCCAGTATACATCGCTGGCATGCTTTTGTAAATCTGTCTAACTGTATATCTGCTCATTTTTTAATCCTCACTACTGTAAAACGCTATTGGTACCCGGCGGGTTTAGCACGGAATCGGCGCCAACTTCACTAGCCTTAGCGGCGGTGGTGTCATCGGGTGGGGCTGTGCCATCCGGTGGCTGCTCGGCGGCCGGGGCGGGCGTCATGGGCGCTTCAGTCATGGGAGTGCCATCCGGCAGCGTGCCCAACGCTCCGGAATTCACAGCGTTTGCCTCCTCACTCTGCGTGGCTGGAGCCGCTTCGGGCTGAGTCATCACGAGATCTGGCGGAGTGCCCTTAATAGTACCATAGGGAAATCCTGAAAATGCACCGTGGTCCGATCCCCCTGTGCCAAAGCCAAGATCGTGATCATGTAAAACTGTCAGTTCAACATTCAGGCTTACAAGCTTTGGATATATATTATTGTTTCCACAAGGGGAAGTAAAAACCCCTGCATCAAAGTCGGGAGCATATTCTATACCAGCACAAGTCACAAACAAACCATCCTTGTCAACAGGACCCATGCCACCTCTATCCGAAGCCAAGTTGGCAAATTTAAATCTGAAATAAGGTGGAGATTCGATAGCTCGGACAACGCCGCCTGCTGGTCTCATCACCGGATACATCGATTTAATGAGAGCTTCACATTTTTTTAAATTTTTTCTTGCTTCCTCTGCACTGTGAGCCACCACATCCCATTCAATGGATATCTTCCGACCCGTACCCTGATAACTCTGAATTGGGTCGTTTCTTCCCACGCCGGTTGTTGATTCCCAGCGGCATTCGTATGTGTCTGAAAAGGACTTAACAAAGGCTTTAAAGGTTGTCTGAATGTGGGTCGCAAGACTATAAAATTCAATTTTATAATCCTGTTCTAAGAACCTTGTGTGATCGATGGAGGCGCCGCCCCCGAGGAGATCCATTCCATCAAGGACGCCCTCGGCAACCTTCTCCACAGTAGTTGTAGGTTCTGTATCAGTGCACTTCGCCATAAGAATTTTGTATCTCCTTAAGAATAATTAGGCACCGATTGATTTTTAACAACACCCAAATATAAGTTTTTTATCACCCAGTGATTTTCTTGTGCTTATTGTGTGCTTCTTTAACTGCGCGTCCCAGTTCTCGCTCATTTACTTGTAGAATTATCGGGCGGTTGTCCGTGACGACAGCAGCCGCGCCTTGTCCAGCGGTGCCTGCACCATTTGCAGCTTCCAGCATTCGCACAAAGCCATCGCTCACACCAGAGAAGAAAGAGCCGCGAGTGGATGCTGCGTAATCGTTTGCGTGCTCCACCAGCGCTCCGACATTATCAATTGCGGTGGGGGATATCTTTACAATTTTATCAGAAACTTCGCCCACCTCTTCCATCATTGTGGAAAACGCAATTGCGTGTGCGGGGCTGATGTTGTCCAAAGCGTCTCCGAGCCAGTACGCGCCCCATGCCATTTCATCCAAAGCATCTGCGAACGCATACACACCCAATGCCATACCGAACATTTCACCAAAGTGGTCAAAAAATCTTTCAAGCTCATCATTGGCAAATTTGAGAGCAGGTCCGATGCCAGCAGTGATCGTCAAGGTTTCCTTTAAGCCAATATTAAAGGTGGGAAGATACCTTGCGCCCAATGAAGCGCCGCGTCCCATCGCATGGAATGCCCGACCCATCGAATACAGTTCGCCCTCGACATCGGAGACCTTGAGCCAAAAGCCCAAACTCATCAGTGCATACATCAAGCTCTTGACGGTCGGAACAATTTCAGATATACCTTTGCCGGAGAATTCTGCGACTTTTCCGAGCCCCATCATCATGTCTCCAAGTGCTTGGAGATCGTCTGTTGAAATCCAAAACAATGCAAACGCCAGAGCCATCAAGCCCGCTGCCATTAAAAGGAAGCCGACCAGCACAATACCCCCGGCTGCGCCGACCAAATAAGAGGTCAATGCCAACACAGCCATCAGCCCAACGAACAATGCAAAGTTTGCTATCTGCGCAGCAATCATTAGGAAACCTGCCGCGAACAAGTACATGCCCAAGCCTGCCAAGGCAACTCCAACGCCGACGAGCAAGGCAGCTTTACCAAATGTCATCCATGGAACCGTGGCTGCTCCGGCGGTGGCGGCGGAAGCCATGATAGCCGGGATTACCAGCCACAGGGCGAACCCGATTGCTGCCACAACAAGGGCAAATGCTGCCATCTGCCCTCCGGACATCTCACTCATCTGGGAAGCAAGCACTGCCAAAGACAATACAATAAGGGCGATACCAGCGGCAACCAACAAGATTGCAAACCCCAGTGCTACAATCTGACCAGCAGACATTGAAGCTGCCTGCCCCATCAAAGTAGTTCCAGTGGCTGCGCTGGCCTGACCTGCCCCGGCTTCGAGACCAGTCGTTCCAAGAAGTTTATTCAGCGCAGCGTAGCCGGGAATTTTTGCCGCAGTCTTCGTCAGTAGCGCACCAAAGAGACTAAAAATTAGTGGCACTGCTTTAAAAGCCAAGAAGGCTACAAGAAGGCTCCCGACCGGTCCAATCTGCTGTGTGAGTGATGCGAGCCCTTTTGCAACCCAACTAATTGCCTCCGCAACCGGAGCCATGGCTTTTGCCAAATCGGAGAAAGCGGTTTTAAATGTGGTCATCGCATCGAGATTGTCATCAGCCGCGTCGATCAGATCTCCAATTGGTTTGCCTGTTTCTTCTGCCTGTTTTGCCAATTTTTCAAGCTCGGCAGCAGTAGTTTGGCTAAAGAATTTATTTGCCTGCGCGGCATTCTTCAAGCCGAACGCCTCAATCATCTGATTCTTGGCACCTCGACCCATTTGAGCGAAGTTTTTACCAGACTGATCATACGCCTGTTTCATTGCAATGATCCGCTCGCCCTCTGACATGGCATACATCTTGTTGGCGTCCAGCAATTGATCACCCAAGACTGCATTGATTTGAGCGCTAGCCGCCATGGCGCCGGTGAGGGTGTTATATTGTTCTGTCAGAGAGATCAGTTCTCCCATCTCCATACCCAAGCCTTTTGAAATGCCTGTCAGTTTTTTAAATTCTTTTCCTGCGTTCTTTCCATGAATTGCCAGTGTATCAAAGTGTGCGTTGAAATCTGCAAACGTTCGTGCCGGGGTGCCGAAGGCTTGACCAAGCCCAACCAAGTCTGAGGAAAACGCCTTTGCCTCCCCGGTGCCCATCCCCATTGAGCCTATCATGTGATCGAGCGCCTTCGTGCTTTCGCCTCCAGAAACGCCAAATCTTGTCATGGCACCCTGCAATGCCACAACCCCATCGAGAGCGTCGTGGCTGATTTTATGAAATGAGAGCATCTCCCCTTTCAGCGTTTCGAAAATCTTGCCTGTCTCTCCAGATGACAAACCAAACTTGGCAGTATGCACGGACGCTTGTTCAAGCTCTACATTATATGTGCCCATCGCTCCAGTTGTCTCATTGAGAGAAGCCTTGGCACTATCTAGACCAAACGCCATTTTTAGAAGAACTAGACCGAGACCGATGCCCATCGACATCAGGATATTCATTGTGGTGAATAGAGATTTTGCGGCAGCGCCGACCATCGCAAATGCAGCGCCGAGACCATTGACCCGCGCCGTTAATATAAACGCGCCAATGGCGGATTCTTCCCAAGAATTGCTGATACCGGTCATCATGGTAAGCATGTTGGACATGCTGCCCTCACCACCGGCAATTATCTTTGCTTGTCTAGCTGATGCGTTGGCGCCACGTTCGGCTTGATCGGCGACGCCTTTTTGTTTTTGAACTTGTGCGTCGGTGACGTCGCCCAAACCCTCTGCGGCTGCTAAGTCCTCCCCTGCGGCGTCGACAGCATCCCGGCGCTCCTTGACCAGCGCAGCAGTCGCGGCTCCCGACTTCTCCAGCGCCTCGGCTTCGCGCAGCGCCAATTCGGCTGCTTCTTTCTGTTCTGCGAGCCGGTCGGTACCATGGTTTTTAACCTCAAGCATGAGTTGAAGCTTGCGAGACTCCTCGTCTGCAATTTCACCCGTGGCTGAAGCGAGTGCCTCAGACTTGGATATAATCCCGCCCATGGTCTGATCGATCTCAACTAATTTCTGATGAAGTCGTTCTGCGGGTCCAGTATCAATTTTTGGGGTCTTATCGTCAGCCATTCATTACAGACCTCTTGCCTATTTAAAAGGCCACTTCAAGCCAGTCTTCTTTTTAAAGTCTTTAATAGATTTGTTTAATTTGAATTTGTTCTTGTATGTCCGCGGATCATTCAACCCATATTTACGGTATGCGTCGATGTATCTCTTTTCTCGACCAAGAGTTTTGGCGAATGATTTCACGTCGCCCTTGGATCCTCTCACAGACACTGGAACTGCGCCACTCCCGCCAAACATCAACTTAAGCAACTCTTTAATTCCTGAGCCCATCATGGCAAGAAAATTAAATTCATCAAGCTTGCCATCTTTGGCTGCTGTCAAGTCAATAACAATTGGACTCAGGTCGCCATTTTGATTTGCCATGTTTTCGTCCTCGCAAGTATATTAATACGATATAAATAGTTCTTTTAAAAAGAAAAAAGGGCATCGAGTGATGCCCTTTTATCATCTTTTTGATTTGGAGCGAGCCTTGGCTTTCTCCATCTCTGCTTTTTCTTGCTCGAAGTGCTTTGTTAACCTTCTCACAAACCAATGTCGAAGCATGATCGGCAAACTATATGCCTCAACAAAACTCCATCCACCGTGGTGTTTTAAAACAAATATTTGTTCATAAACACTTTCAATATATTTATCGCTTAGGCCAAAAAAAGTCCGTAGTAAACGGCACCTCCATTTCCATATCAAACCCGCATTCAACACATTCAAAGTCTTGATCGAGATTGACGTTTGGCATTAGATCTTCGTATACTGTGCGAAGGTACCTTGCGTCTTGCGCTGGCATTACATTAACAAATTTGTTAACCGTAAGAATGTCTGAGTTCCCTGCCACCGATTTAATAATCAGCCGAAGCTGTTCTGTTGCCGCGGTCTCTGGTAACTTTTGTTTCTTTCGGCGCTGCTGCGACTGGAGCATAATCTTTTCGTCCTGTCCGGTAAGAAGCCCCAATGTAACTTCAACGTTGCTCTTGGGACACACAACCGACCATAAGCCCGTGCCTGCCGCTGTCACATCAGGGTGGCTGCCTCCAGCGTTGTGATCACCGGCATCCAAATCAAACTGATATTGCTGCGAGGCTGCGCAGGCTGGGCACGTCACTCTTGTAATGTATTCACTTCCATAGCCGGTAACTCGTGCTGCCACAACGAGCGCGTTTTTATCACCAATAAGAAGATCGCCGAGCTTAATTGATTTATCAACAATGATGTTCTGCAACAATCTATCAATCGCTAGACCCTTTTTAAGCAAAGATTTCGACGTTAAAATGTCTTCATCTTTTGCAGTCATGTAACGAATCTCAACGCTATCTTTCCCGTGCAGGGGATGGTCATCTGCGTAATATGTGCCACCAGATGGCAGATCTACAAATTCGGTTGGCGTTGTAAAGTCAAGGGGGGAAGCTTCATTTTCAGAAACCATTTTACTAGGAGGCGTTTCAGCAGCTTGTCGGGCTCCTGTGCGCTCCTCATTATTTCTAGACATCTATCACCTCTTTTCAAAAGAATATATACTATAATAGGAGTTTTTCTATCTTTTGTTAAGAACTTTTTTAATTATTAGCTAAGTTAGCCTAGCTCTGCGAAGTCATAGCGAAGTTCAAGTTCGATCTCGATCATGTCGTCTGATTCGTAATCCAACTCTCCAAACTTGACATCTTTGATCCAGCACCCACTGAGAGTCCAAGTCTCCATTGGTGTGCCATCAGGCTTGAGTTGGTGGATCTTCACCTCTTTGAGGCGATTGATCGCCGCTGCTTTACTCATGGTATGCTTTGCCGTTCCAGCCGATTTGGGCACTTTATAGCCAGCGGCTGAAATCATCTGAAGGATTTCACTAGATGCATTTGGCGAGACCGAATCGACCACAGTCAAATTAATTGTGTTCCACTCAACTCGACCGGGGTAGTAAAACTTGTGGTTCAAGTATGTGTGTGCGGTCTCTGTAACAGTGAAGCTAGGCTTTGACACCTTCTTTGCGATGTACTCCGAGAGACCTCCAAAATATACAGTCCATCGATATGCTCTCTTTGGTTCTGCTTGGGCGTCATTCCACCATGTTTCCTTAGCCATTTTTTATCAACTCCTATTAATTAAAAAATCATTTTCTAGTAATAAGTAGTCGGGGTAATCAATATTACCCCGACGTCACTTATATTAATCTTCGAACGATGCTCCGCTATTTGTAATCACGAAGTCAATCGCAATGTACTCAATAGCGCGTGTTGGCTTAAGCAAAATCTTTGCATACATGATATTGCGATCAACCAAGTCCGCAGTGGTTGTAGTCTCGTCAAGAATAACCTTGAAGTCGTCCAGACCCAAACCTGCTTGTACGCTAGAAAGGAACGGATTAACGCGACCCACAAAACCATCCCACGTTCTTTGAACGTTGGGCTCAAAAAGAGTGGTAGCCGCCATCTTGGAAATCTCTTTCTTAACAAAGATCATCAAGCGGCGAACATTGATCCTGTCCAAAGCCGATGGGGTTATCTGCATTGTCTTCTGACCAAAGATAACAATACCCTCGGCTGGGAACGTTGCAATCGGGTTGACATTAGCGGCGTAGAGCTTGTCTCGATCTTTCGACGTCAAACGATCTCGTACTGCCGTAACAGGCAAGCCTGCGGAACCTTCTGTCAAGCCTCCGCGAGTGAATCCCGCAGGGGCGAACCACACATCTGATTGGGTTTCAGCGCTACCAAGGGTACCCAGCGCAGCCACCGAAGGAGGAGCCCACAAGGACGCTCCATTCTGTGTGTCCTGAATCTGAACCCATGGGTAGTAGCTACATGCATAGCTTGAATTAATTCCTAGCGTTTCCACTGTGGTAAGCGTGTTCTCTACCGAGCCGCCGTATGCTGAAAACGCATCGCCTGCGGCTCGATTGCTTCGCGGCTTATAGCCGCCATCCAAATCGAGGATTGCTAGCGCGTCGCCGCGGCGTTCACAAACATTAACCAAGTGAGTGTTGAGGTTATTATTGGTGATACCGGGCATACAAGCCAAGTTCATCTCCACTACTTCCGAATCGGACACAGCATCGATTGCTTTGCGCGTTGAGTAAAAAGCATAGTTGCTTTTGTCGGTCGACGCAGCATCCATCGCCTTGTCGGAAGAGAAGGGATCCAACTGCTTAATATCAAGCCCGTCGAAGCCACCCCAGAGAGGCATGGTGAACTTGTCGATACCCTGATCAAGCGAACCTGACCAGCTTCCATTCGCTCCGGCGCCGTCGCTTCCGCTAGCGCTCCAAGAGGTTCCGGCTGCTCGTTTACCCGCAGCCCATGAAGCCTCAGAATTGTTTGCACCGGAAAGCCCCACATCATCCAAACTAAATACCCACTGGCTTTCTTCGACCAAGCCGTCGGAATCTCCGACAGCCATGCCGTCGGGAAGCGGATACATCAGATCGCCCCAAGATGCATTGAACACCTTGGCGCTTCCGGGCTCAAGCGTATATACGCCCCAATAAGCCTGCTTTCGATTGGAAAGCGATCCAGACGTGCTACTAGCACGGGTCGGAACTTTTGGGAACTCAAGCGCAAGAAGATTCGAGGTGGTAATGGAAAGCCTATTATCGTCGGTGCCCACCGCATTGGGATAACCATGCGCTGGACCACCACCGTCAGTGAACATGCTTGTCGTTGTAGCCGTGATGCCGGTCGCGTCATTAAGGTGAGTTGTCACCAGTCGAGGGGGTCCAAAGAATCCAAATGGCAGACACTGCGGATCTAACGCAGAGGCGTCCAAATCCTCATCCATTTCAACTCGAATGTAGCGAGACTGATTTGCATAATCACCCTGCTCTGTGTATCGTCGATCTGCCTCATTCCATACAAGGTTGATGTCTCCGATCTTCCTCTTGATATAATCAGGAGAGTTCGGGTTCAAGTTGCAATTTGAAAATGCTTCCACGACAACAGGCGAAATGTCCGTGTCCGATGCTTTGCGAACCTCGACAGTGAATGTCCCATATGGGTTCTCCACTGGATTTCTAGAATACTTAATGTCTCTAATCGAGATTTTCAGATTGCTGCTCTCCCACTCTCCATTGTTAAGGGCGTGAAGTTTGAACAATCGATTAACACCGCCGGAAACTGCGCCGCTCGAAATAGCAGGCGCAAAATCGTTGTGGTCAAAAGAAAGGTGTTGAGAAAAAACCCAACCTGTGTTACCAGCCGTAGCGCCGCCGTTGTCGCGGAAATCGGCGCCAACCTTGGTTCCGGCGCCGCCCTGTTGAAGCCTACAGATCATGCCCTGAACCTTACCGGCAGCGCTATCTGTTATGTAATCATCAAGATTGTTCTCAAAGCTTTGACCCAAGAACATGGTTTCCCTGTTGCTTGTACCAATCAAGTTAGTATTTAAAAGTGTGGGATTTGTGTTAAACACCTTTCGAATGAATTTGCTCGACCGCTTGTTAAAGTTGAAGGAAGTGACAAGCGATGCTGCTCCATCATGAGCGGCAACTACCGCAATTCTAAATTCTTTATCGTCGCCGACAGATATGACGTTTCCGCATGTAACTTTTGTTGCCGCGGAAGGTGAGCCTCCGAGGTTGGCTGACGTTCTGGAGCCCGAAAGTAACGGCGCTCCAACATCGTTTTGATAAAACACAGCCGCAAGAGAGCCGGTAATTTCCTCATCGGCGGGGGTTGCATCAGAACTAGAATTCCAAAGGAACAAGCCCCATGCGTTCGTGACATTCCATCCAGATTCGCCGCTGCTTGCGGTTCTATCTTCGTGCTCATGACCGAGCAATCGCACCATGGTGACTGGTCCGTTATTTCGAAGATATGCCATCGCGGCATAACTAGCATACATTGGAGACTGGAGGTTCCCCTGTCTCCAAACGTCGTTGCCTCGACCGCCCGGTACGGGGGATCCAAACATTTCTACGAATTCCGCTTGCGACTGCACCGTTACCGGGCGCATCGCGGGTCCTCGTAGGGTTCGACCGATTACAACCGGTCCTGACTTTTCCCGTTCAGCCGGAAGAAATGAGTTGTCGATCTCATTCAAAAAAATTCCGGGTGAAACAAACTTAAATCTTTTTACTGACATGATGTGTGTTCTCCTTCAAACTTAAAGATTTTCTCTAATAAATAGTCGTATAAAATACGAAAAACCTAATTTTAGCCACGATACTTTCCATCTATACCCGCATTATTTTTATTAATATCTGCATGGATAAGCTCGTCACCAAGAATTACGCGCTCGCGGGCAATTTTTACGTCGACTGCATTCTCTCTTATCACTGCTTTTGGCTGCTCTTGGTTCTTGTCGCCGCCAATAAGATAGCCCAAAACTTTCACATCAAAGGTTGTTTGATAATATTTCTCTTCTTCTCCAATTTCTGCAATGTTGCTCTCCTGTGCAAAATCGGATTGCATGAAAGCCTCGAACGTATGATGTTCGTGCTTAATAATAAAATAATTAATTCCTCCAGTCTTGGTAATAAACGGCTGCATTATTTCATTCATTTGCTGCTGATATTCTCCACGAATGCTGATTTTATAGGTCACATCCACATAAACAGGCATCGGTATTGATATAGTTTCATATACCACTTTTCCATTTTTTCTTGGATAATTAAATTGTCCTTTTTTATATTTTGCATCTGCCGCAGCAAAAGCGGCTGTTTTTGACTGCCCAATTCTTCTAGCAATAGTAATCGAGCCGCCCCTATAGTCTCCTTGAGCGGGTATGTTTGCCCACGCTGTTCCCTTTCTCGCTGCGTCTTTTGTCATTGCCGTTCTTTCAATCGTCATTATCGGCAAGATAAGAGCGCCTCCGGAATCACGAACCTCTTTGTTTTTTTTAACAGAGTATGAGCGCTCTGGAGCAACCCATTGCACAGGTACCTGCTTAAAGCCCTTGTTTGTCGTCGTATGTACTCGCATCTCTTTGAGCCAGTTCGCAGCCGCATAATCAATGGTCTCGATAGTGGATGGCTGAAAGGGTATTTCTCTAGTTTTTGGATCGTCATTATTCCCCATTGAATAGTCCCTCCCTCGCTCTAATGCATTTAGCTAAAATTTCCATTTTATGTTCAGGTTGTCCAAATATTTCTCTTGGTTCGCCTAGCGACACAATTTCATAGAACCTGCCACCATAAGCAATAAAATCTCCTTCACGAACAAACAGATCCTGATCCTCCACCAAGCGGCGCTTATGAAAGTGCACAGTGATGGAGCCTTTTCTATCAATCCCGAGGTTAGATGTGGTAGTGTCGCTCCCCTCCCACTCAACCAAGGCATATACACGGACGGGAGGAAGAAAAGACTTCTTAATCGCTTCGCCATATAAAGGATGGTAATTGGTATGGTCTATGCTAATGGGATAGTACACAATTTGCTGACCAATGACACGTTCAATTAATTCGTCATTGACTTGCTTTACCAAATTCCGCTCCTTTTCTCCCGTAAACAACGGGGGGGGAGGGGCGGCTGGCTGTGTCCATTTTTCATCTGCCATTTTTTATAATCCTATCCGCTGTAAATCAACATAGGAACGTTTGACTGAACCTTGTTGGAATTCTCGACCATTTCAGCGTCACCCGACATTAGCTCTCCGTACGTCATCTCATCCAACACTGTTTTCAATTCATCCCTGAGTGCGGTTTGTTCTTCTTTTCCTTGACTTATCAAGTCGCCGCCGTTTAGCGAAACGTCATTGCCGGGGATCGGAATCGAGGCGAACTTACTTCTTACATGCCCCAGCATTTCTTTACATAAAGCCAAAGCAAAGCGGCGGATCCACTGTTTACCAATCGCATTGATATTTGCATAGGGGATGTTTTCAAAAGGTAGTGTGTTCATGTTGTTGATACCTTCAACACCCTCTTTGCGATCTGCTTGCTCTTCCCATGTGTCCGTACCTGTGGTTAGAAATTCCACCCACAACTTTGAAGGATAGCCCCCGCCTGTTGGAGGGATTGGGAATACTCGTACAGTGTTGTTTCTTAATTCATATGACCAGTGGGAGTTGCGAGTATAAACAGAATCTTCGTACGCAATTGCCTGCGCCTTATTCTGCCACACAGGCACAACCTGAAATGTCGAATCATCTGCATATTGACCATATGTTCCCAAATTGCCTACGGTGTTTAAGCCACCATAATATCCGAAGAAACGCCATGTCGAAGCCGGTGTTTTATAATAAACCTTTGAGATAGAAATTTTATTAACCCCAACTTTATTATAATAAGGGTAATCACTATTATCTGAATCGATGGACGCAGAATAAATAATCTTCTGTAAGTCGTAATCCTGTATGCCGCCCTCCAAAGCAAAGGATGCGGAGTACATTTGACTGGTGCCCATACCCTTTTCTGCCGAGATGCCCTCGGCGACCTTTCGCGCATATGCAAAGTCAAAGCGTGGAAGTCTGAGGTTGACGTTTTTACCTTCAAGAGCGTGCCCATCGGTCAACTGTCCGTCCTCATCAAACGAACCAGTCGTGCCGCCGAGGACATTACCAAGAATGTTCTTCGCTTGATGTATGTTGACAAGGTACGAATATTCTAATGTAGCTTCTTCATAAGCAGAATATACTTGACCATCTGTGATCTCAACATCAAGAATATCCCCGCCCAATTTTTTAAACACATAGGCAACCTGATCGGATGCTCCAGATAAAAAAGGATCAGAATCCGAGTAGATGCCCAGCGGTAGATTTGTTGCGACATCATCGAAGCTTCCAGTGATTGATAATTTCGAAACGCTTGTTCTAGAAGTCGGTGTTAAAGTAGGTGCTGCCATAGTGCGTAAATCCTCCGAGAGTAATTAGTTTTCGGACAAAAGAAAAGCCCCGTGCCAGTCGAAACTAACACGGGGCTTTGCGATTAAAAGCAATAACTCAGTTATTAGCCAATCAGATCGCGTACCACGACAAGACCATACATGTCGGGGCGAACCATCTTCTTCGCGTAACGAGTCATCACGCCCTTGCGAGGCAGGAAGTCTTCGGTACCGAAGATGGTCGGGGTAACCTGAAGAGGAACATAAGGAGCGTATACGTAGCCACTCTCAAGGAAGCTACCACCCTTACGTCCAACAAGGACCAAGTTACGCGGGAAGTATGGGTCAACCCAAACATCCCACTTCTTGCTGATTGAACCAGCGTTTACTGCACCAACTGTTCCCTTGTCGTCATCAGCGGTAATGCTTGCGCGGAAGCCACTGGTGAATTCAAGAATGTTTGCGACCTCGGGTCCACAAACGAGGAAGTTAGCCCCACCACGAAGAGTCTTGCGGTGAATGCGAGCGGAAACGTCGTTGATTGTCTCAACAAGCGTCTCATACCACTCAGAAACAGTTCCGGTGAAGTCTGGAGGAGCGGTAGCACTTGTGATGCTAGTACCCTTCTCCGGATCGAGGAACTGACCGGGGCGGCGGCTCCAATAGAGCGTACCAGCCGTGGCACCCTGAATGAGATCATTGAGAATCTCCTGATCAATCTCAAGAGCAATCTGCTCGGAGAGAATACCAGTCAACTCAACCTCAGCGTCAAGGTTGTGGTAGGCATTGAGATCCTGTCCCAATTCCGGTGTCCACTTAGCCTTGAGCTTCTTCGTCACGGCAGTCACAGCGATGCTGTCTACCTTGATGTCGATCTCAGGGATGTCGAGGTTCGCACCAGCCAAGTCCAGATTGGAATCGGCAGTTGTCTCAAGACCCCACGGGGTGGTACCGACGACGGAACCATTAGCACCGCCAGCAGTGAAGCCATCCTTGGCTGGGTAAGTCAATACCGGAGTACCAGCATCTGCGTTGCCATGTGTCAAGCCCGTACCAACAAGATAGAAAGTAATACCGACAGTAGTCGCAGTTGGGTCATTATTTGCAATTGTGGTACCATCTGTTCCCTTGGTTCCAAGGTGTGTTAATCTGCGAAGAACTCCATCAACATCAGCGTGAAGACCCGTAAGGTTAAAGGCGCCCATGTTGTTGAAATTCATCTTATCAGCATCAGCCTTGTTGACCTTCATAACAAGCTCCACCACATCATCAGTGGTTAGGTTGTTAGGTCCACCAGCGAGGAGATCCGGATCCCATCTAAGCGCAGCCTTCTGCTGCTGACTCAAAGCATCAATCTGAACTGCGACGCCATTGAAAGCTGTGAAAGCCGTGGCAACAGTCGACCAAGCGGGAGCCCCATCAGCGAGGTTATCCGCAATGAGCGCAAAAGTGCTTGCCGCAGAATCCGCAGCCGGAAGAGTGATTGAACCTGTCGGAGAAGCATAGCCTCCCTGAAGGTCGTAGTACCCAGTTCCGGTGAGATCGCCAACACCCTTAGAGATGTTGCTACCTACAACACTACCACCGTATACGGAAGTTGTGCGTGCGGTAGCACCAACGTTTGCCTTCGTATCCGTGTGCTGGAAGTCAAGGAAAAAGATCAGACCAGAGGGTAAGCTCATAGGCTGAACGCTAACGAGGTCGTTAGCAATAAGTCCACCGAATACACGACGGACGATTGGGAACGCAACTGCTGCGAACCCTTCCACGTCACCTTGTGACATGGCTGAAGCTTCTCGGAGAAGCTCCTTGGCTTGGTTCTCTAGGAGACAAGCCATACTATTCTTGGTATTGTCGTTATCCAATCCCTCCAAAAGACCAGTGTTTTCCCACTTTGTGAGAAGAGCCTGACCATCTTTGGCGAGGGAACGGTTAACAATACCTTCTGTAAGTTTTTCTAAAACAGACATTTTATTGTCCTCCCTTATTAATTGTTTTATTTCTTAGAAATTCCTGCTAGAATTCTCATCCTTTCCGCTGCCGGATCGGATGCTTTTTTTGCCTTGGTTGCCCGAGGCAAAATTGAAGTACGTCGTTCCACAACCTCGCTCAATGATTTGGGATTCTTACCAGAAGAAGTCCCCACTGCGCTTCGAAGTGTCTCAAAGATCGTCTTCGCTTCATCTACGGAATTCGCACTTGAAATAGCCTCAGCAATTTTAATTTTTTGCCGCTCATTCAGGGAGGCGCTAGTCAAAACACGATTTGTGTAGAGTAGTTTAGCATTCTGAAGGTTAACGCTATCAACATGATTGCGCATCTTCAGAGTGATATTTTTAATTTTGTTCTTTTCTTCTTTAAGAGTCTTGAATCTCTTGTTGGTTCTTGCCAACTTCTCTTCAAGATCTTTAATGTTCTTTCTGAGTTCCTCGTTTTCCTCGGAAATCTCTGTATCTTGCTCTTCGGCTACTGCCTGTTCCTCTGCCTCTTCTACCTGATCGGAAGTTGCGCCTGCCCAACCATCGGACTGGGGGGAAACATCAACAGTTAGTTCTTCTACGATCTTGGCGAGCAGGTCTTCACTGAAGTCGACCTTTTCTTCTAGAGCTAAGTCGCCCGGAAGACCCATACTCTGTGCGGCTAGACTGTCCTCTTCTTCGGAGGCGTCTGCTGCTGCGATAAGCTGATCTAAGTCAACTTCCACGGGCTCGTCGGCTTCTGGACAGGGGCAAAGCTCTTCGCCGTCTGTGGCGGCGCTGGGTAGCTCCTGCGCGAGTTCTTCATGACTGTCTTCTTCGCCGCCAAGCCCCATGGGATCGTCCATCGCTAGCGGGTCATCCTCTGGTTGCTCCAAAAGCGACGTCACCGCGTCTTTAATTTCTGATTCATATTTTTCAATGATTGCCTGTTCCGCATTGCGGAAGGCTGCTTCTTTTAGCGCCTCGGCGTCGACAATTGCTTCTTGTAACATCTTAGACATTTATCTGCTCCTAAAAAAAATAAAAGATTACTTTTTATCACAAATAAATAGTACGGTTTATGATAAAAAACCCTTTATTCATCAATTCCGGAGCCCGTAAGTGGGTACATGCTGTCTGTAGGAATTCCAGTAAGCTCTGCAATGATAAAAAAGGAGCCTTTAACGCCATTTGCTTGAGTTGGATTCCCTCCAGAAAAGTTTCCATAACCCAAACAAGTGATGTGTACTTTATCCGTCTTTGTTTCAAATGTATACGCATCGTCTGGACCATCAAGCATCACATAATGATTCTTTTCTATTTGATCAATGTTTGTACCATTCCAAGTGACTCCGGGCGTTGGTCCAAAATAAACTGCCAGCGAGCCTGTATGAATGGTGGATGGGATTTCGCCTGCACTGTGCTTGGTGCTAACAACTGTGAAGTTTTTTGTCACACTTGGAAACTCTACAGTGATTGTGCCCGAAGGTTCAATCTGAGAGCCTGTCATCCACGGTCGTCCGGATACTTGGTAAGCACCAACGTGACCGATTCCAGAAACTGTCCTATATGTTGAAGGACTTGTATCACCTATTGCCATAATTCACCTCAAACGTAGTATACATTATAAGTAGGGTTTTTTATAGTAAAAAGAAATAAAAAGCCCGCCCAATCGCAAGGACTGGGCGGGCAAAATCAAAATGATTTTTTAAGATATTGAAATCTTACTTGTCAAGTTTAGCAAGCACTTTGGCGAGCGTGGCTTTAAGAGCAGTAATTTCGCTGTCTTGTTGTTTGATAGCCTCGGTAAGAAGAGCAGTCAAGCTGGAGTAATCCAGACCATAACTACCGGCTTTACCGTTTGTGCTGTAAACAACTTCTGGAACAACCTTCTCAACTTCCTGAGCGATGAAACCAATGTCCTTGGAGCCATCAGACTTCCAAGTGTAGTTAAGACCATTCAGTTTCTTGACCATTTCCAGTGGATTGTCAAGAGCTTTGAAATCGGTCTTCAAGCTTTCATCAGAGTAGGTTACGAAGGAGTGAGCCTTGACAGTACCGTAGGTGCTGTCGTTAGGACCAACGAGCCCTGCGCCATCACCAAGCGTCCACTCTTTGATTGCGCCTGCGCCGCGATACTTAAATTCAAGAGCACCGTCTTCGGAACCATTGGATACGTCCGAAGCGAAACAAGCAATCTTGGCGAACATGGTGTCGTTGCCACCATCATCGTCGCCGTTGAATACAATCTCGCCAAGCTCATCGTCATCGGCAGGCGAAGCACTGTCGTGTCGGAAGAGCAAGGTTCCGGGGTTAGCATCAGCGTTGGTGCAGCGAAGCTCAAGCTGTGGCTTATCACTTGTGGAACTGGAGATGAGAACATCTGGCGCCGTAAGAGCGATTGAGCTATCAGCCTCGACCTTCAAAATACCGTCAGAAGACTGGCAAATGAAAGTACCATTATCACCGAACTGAAGTTCTCTTGAACTATTCAAAAGAAGTCCATCATCGTGAACGTGAGTCAAAGAAACGTCTTGATTGGCACCGAAATTCAAGATTGCGCCGTCAGACAAGAGATCCAAGTCATCGCCACAAACAATGCTCTTTGCAGAAGAGATACCACCGTCAGTCTGGATTGAACCATCTGTGGTGGAAGTAGCTTCAGTGTTGTTATCAGATACGATTCTTCCAGAGGAAGTAACCGCGCCTGCGTTCCATACACCACTACCAATAGTCCCAACTGTTACCAAGTTGGGCATTGCGGTGATTTCGTCATCAAAGTACGCAGCAAGAGACTGAACAGTCACCTGCTTCATGGTACCGGCGTCGTTGAAGAGAACTCCGTCCCCATCAGCAACAGTGACAGTTGCCACTGAAGAGCCACCATCAAGAAGGTGGAACTCCGCAGCAGTTACATTAGCGTTTGAAGCTGCTCCAGCCAACAAAGGAATGTGACCGGTCAAGTTCGGCAACGTGTAGGTTACATCAGCCCCTGCAACAGCAGAGATCAAGGTACCCTCGTGACCGTCATCAGTGCCACCCTCAAACAGAACACCACTCGATGTAGAAATAACTTCTACCGAGTCTGTGATCGTTGTACCAGTAACCGTCAAGTTACCAGAAACAGTCAAGTTGTCAGCAACAGTTACCTCAGAAGTACCGTGACCAATTGTAACTGGGACACCAGAAGTTCCCGTGGCAATTTTAACACCATGTGTTGTATTACCAGCTAAAATGGAAACACCTCCAGCGTCGGAAATCAATTCAATAGACGTCGCAGCAGTACCTTGGTCATTGTGAACCTTGATCGCGCCCGATGTACCACCATCCGATGTTAATAAGATAGCATCAGCAGCATCTTTATTACCTTTGATGTTGATACCACCAGCGGTTGCTGTAAGTTGGATCGCCGCAGAACCTTCTGTTACCGAAGTACCAGCGTCATTTACCAATGTAATTGTTTGTGACGTGCCAGCGTCTGCGTGAAGCTTGATAGCATCCGCAGCATCTTCGTTGGCTGTAACAACAAACCTACCACCTTCTGCCCAGAGATCTTTAGCATCAGCCCATGCGAGACCAATACCGCCAGCCTGTGCGTCTAACAAGATCGCGCCAGCGCCGTCAGTACCATCAGTAGTACCAGCGGTGTTCGTCAACGAAGCAAGCTCGCTGCCCGCAGTTCCGTGAGGCGAAAGTAACAGAGCGGAGGCTCCAGATTTACCTAATGTAAGTGTCTGACCGTCAGCAACTGTGAACGTGGCACTGCCACCAGTGGACGAAACATCCAGAGCACCTGCGGAAACAATATCCATACCGGTGCCACCATCATGTGTAAAGGTAACGTCTTTGCCAGCGCCAAAGCTCATGATTGCAGCATCGGACAAGAGGTCAAGATCGTCACCAATAACAGCACTTTTAACGACACTCAAACCACCGTCAGTCTGTAAAGAACCGTCTGTGGTAGAAGTGGCTTCAGTGGTATCATCAGTCTTAAGAATACCGCTGTAAGTACCAGTGGTACCCACGACGGCGGCAAAAGAACCAGCGGCAACCCCGGTTGCGCCGATAGTAGTGCCGTCAATGTTACCACCATTGATATCAGCCGTAGTGATAGTACCGATATCGGCACAAGTCATACCAGCAACTGTCCAAGTGCTATCGCCCTTAATAGTAAGAGCTTTAGAGGCAGCAGCGGTACCGAGCGTGGCGATATCAACATAGTTGAGTTCAGCCGCAGTTGCAGAAACCAAAGTTCCTCCAAGCTTGAGACCAACAGAGCCATTGTGACCAGCAACGTCAACGTTCAGGCTGGAGTCCATTTTGAGCGATGTGGTTGTGCCGTGGGCAGAACCAACACCAAACTCTAGGACATCTGTTCCGTCATCAAGACCGATACGATAATCCTGTGCATTCCCATCAAACACCAACATGGTGTCTTCTGCTCCAGCATCACCAATGGTGAGTGATGGAGTGGTGCCGCCCATAACGACGTCACCGTAGAACGTGGACTTCTTGTCAGCATCAATGTGAAACGCGGTACCGAGACCACTGGCGGCATCGTCGCCATCATTAACTTTGATAGCAAACTGACCTTTGAAATCGTCACCTGTTCCATAGTGCGCACCTTGAAGCTGCACCATGGTGCAATTTTCTCCATCAGCCTTTGTGCCCTTGAAACCAAAGGTCGAATAACGATGACCATTGGAGTTCGACATCTGCGATGACGAAAGGTAAAAGGCTGGATTTGAAGCAGTCACAAATGGGGTTGGAGCGTTGAGTATGAACGTAGCCGAACCACCCGCTCCTACCTGAACGCCATTATTGCTCAGCACCTTGATCATATCCACGTCGCCGTCGTCGGCGGCGTTGCGTGAGTTCAAAGCCTGATTGTTGCGAAGACGGATGTGAGTGTCATCAACTGCGTTATCCGCAATCATTGCGTTCTCAACCGCATCGTTTGCGATGGTAAGACCACCACCAGCAGCAACAGTGGCATCGCCGGAAACCTTGCTGAATACCCAACCATAAAGGTTAGCACCCGTCAAGGCTTTAAGCGTACCCCCATCAGAAAGCATGAACTCATCAGCGTCAGCGACACCTGTGCCGCCGAGATTTGATTGAGCGCTAATGCAATCGTCTGCAAGCATTGAGCCTTCAACAGCGCCTGCGGCGATGGTGATAGCTCCTGCGCTTAAAGTGGCATCGCCACTCAAAGTTGTCCAAGAAGGATCTCCGTTTGCATCAGCAACGAGAATCTTTCCATTGGCACCAGCAGCTAAAGCCGCTGGGTCGCCACTGGCGTCACCATAGATGAACTTACCTCTTGCAAGTCCAGCCATCTTAGCCAAAGTGACTGCATTGTCGACAATGCTAGCTTCGACAACGGCATTAGCAGCCAACTCGTCGGCGCCAACAGCGTCATCTGCAAGCATGCTGTTTTCAACAGCCTGTGCTGCGATAGTTAAAGCACCACCAGCAGCGATTGTGGCATCGCCACTTACATTTCCGAAGATTGAGTCTTCGAAGTTTGAAAAAGTCACCTTCTTGACAGTTCCACCATCAGAAAAGAGTAACTCATCGCCCTGTGCGACAGCAGCGCTGCCGAGGGCTGATTGACCGGAAATAACGTTGTCGTTGAGCATTCCGCTCTCAACTGCGTCATTTGCGATTGTCAGAGCGCCTGCGGCGCTCATGGTTGCGTCACCGGAAACCAAGTTGGTTGTTAAAACCGTACCCTTATCTCCGTTACCGTCAACCTGATAAAATTTTGCCGCAGTGCCTGAGCCTGAGACAAAGATGGACGCCTCTCCGGACGTCGCACTGGGGTCAGCGTTTGAATCGCTGTGATTTGTTTCAACCCCGATAGTATATCTACCATATTCTGTAGCCATATTTTTATTCCTCCCAAAATAAATTAGTATGAGTAAGCATCACGAGAAGAAGCCCGGAGGCTTCCGTGATACTCGCCTATAATTAGTCTATCTAGAGGGGTTAAGAATGGAGCAGATTGAGATTAATTTTTTCTTTTGCATTGAGTGCACAGTGTCCACTAAATTAATTAATTTTTCTAATTTCTTGTCATGGACTTTCACCGCTTCGACGATCACCGCGTTGAGCCGAGTGTAGTCCATGGCGATGGCATCGACACCATTCTCTTCATAGTCGACGACAGAGGGGATGACTTTGCCGACGTCTTCTGCGACGAAGCCAATATCACAATATCCAGAGTCTTTCCACTTGTATGTAACTCCTTCAATTTTATTGATTAACCCTACAGGATCCTTGATTGGTTCGATATCTTCCTTATATCTTTTTGAAGAATAAGTTGCCCAAGCAAATGCTTTTGCTTTTCCGTTGTTCCCGTTTGAATCGTTCGGAAGCGTGAGCTTGTGCGTAACGGCATTTCCAGTGGCTCCGATACCAATAAACCCATCATCCTTGATTTGCAGTCGGGTGGAGTTGCTCGTTGACAGGTTCAATGCGTAAGCGTCTTTATTTCCAATGGTGCGGTCTGAACCTCCTGTATCACCACCCTCTAGAAAAGGGGGTGTGTCGGAGGGTGCCCATTTTTCACCATTGTAGGTTAGAACTTCACGGGTCTCGGCTTCTGTGGGAAGAGTCCAGCCAACGTCGGTCAGGTCTTGCAGGGTTACTGCTCCACCGCCTGCGCTGCCGCGTCCAAAGTTCTTGCTGAATTTGCCGAAGCCTCCCATAAATTATCTCCTAAAATGTGTTACAAGCTGCATAAACCGCATCCGGGGCGTCGCCCCATGCACCTGCATCTCTAACAAATGCAACACGATCAATACCATAAATCGCTGATACAAATGTTGTATTCTCGGTTATACCGCTGCAATCAATTACACCATATTTTGCCCACACTCCAGAAAAATATGAATATGCCCAGACCTCAATATCCCGATCCGGGGCACCGGCTGCGGCTGGGTCGACCATCACATGCAGATATCTCTGATTCTCTGTAGGATAACCACCTGTGCCATCAGTTGCGGTAATGCCAGATGGTACGGCATCATGGGCGAGGACCGTTACAGCGCCAGCGCCGTGCGCCCCAATTACATTTTTAGGGCAGCGAGTCCGACCGTAACCTTCCCATTTTGTTCTACCTGTTGCCATTGTGTATTCTCCTAAAACGTGCTACAGGCTGCATAAACAGTGGTGGAGTTGGCTAAAGTAAAAGCAACTAAATCAACTCCGGCAATAGTGATGACACCATGGGTGCCAGCCGAGATGGCCCAAGAGCTTCCACCGGACGTTTTAAGCTCTCCCCAGTTTCCTGAAGCATATGTATATCCATATATTTTGCTAATGGCGCCGGTATTGTAGGTGCAAACGTGCAGAAATCTTTGGTTCTCCGTCGCATATACACCAGTGCCAGTCTTATCTGCGTTGGTGCTTGCGTCGGTAACACTCTTAGCTGCGGCAAGGTCGGCAACACTAGCTACAGCCGTGCCGTCTGGTCCCGCAATGTTTTTAGGACGGCGCGTGCGCCCGTAGCCTGCCCATGTTGATCTTCCTGTTGCCATTTTTTTCTCCTCGTCTTATAAATAGACTATCGTTTGTTGTTCTTCTCTTGTGCGCGACGAGCGAGTTGTTTTCTTCTAATTTTTTCTCTTCGGCGCTTTGTTGAGGGCTTTTCATAATACATTCTATCACGAACTTCATCTAAAATTCCCTCTTTTTTGACCTTTTTAACAAACCGGCGAATTAATCTTTCTGTGGGTTCGTTTGGTCTAGGTCTGACCTCTACTTGTATTGGGCTATTAGCCATTTTGTTCTCCTACTTTCCGAGTATTCCAAGCTTTGAAATGTCAACGCCGGGGTCTTCTGGATCAACTCCTTGAAAGGGTGAGGATGGGGCACTTGGGGATCCGGGCTGTCCAGCTTTAGATATAGGGGTTGTCCCTTCAAACAGATCAATACCGCCGAAACGAGTTGAAACTGCTTCATTTAATTTATTTCGCTGGGTTTCCATCTCTCTTTTGTATTCTTCTTTCATTGCTGCGACCTGCTGCTCTCTGGCAGTGTCGACGATAGGCTGCTGCGTAGGGGTCGCCTCTTCAACAAGCGGGGCTTGAGCGCCGACGCCCTTGACAACTTCTGCAATTATTGTTGAAAGCGTACCGTCCTCGAACATAACCTCTTTGATACATTCTTTAATTAGCGGCTTCAATGTTTCTTTGAGTTCGCTCTTTTTCATTTCGCACCTATAATTTCGTTCAAAGCTCGATTGATTTTATCAGCTTTGGTAAAGATGTTTGGCTCCTTATGCTCTTTCATCATATAAGCACCGGGAGTTGAAGGTTCTGACACAAAATCAAAACAAATCAATTGAAAGTCCTCTTCCACTACGGCTGCGCCGCTGCTAGATTCGTGCACAGATCCGAGACCGCGAGATGAAATGCCGAGTGTTACACCAGAGCCTACAAGGTCCTGAAGGATGCGTCCGGATGGGGTGTTGAGTACCTTTACTTTCCCCATTACACTCTGACCGTCCCACCAAATATCGGTAACCATATGAGAAGCATTCTTCAGGTTGATAACCGAATCCTCTGGGTGGTCCAACTCTCCAAGGGCTCTGCGTTCCTTGACAAGCTTCTGATAGTTTTGGACCTCTCGGTGTAAAACTTTCTGCGGATAGACGCGACCGTTGCCATTTGGCGTGTCAGCCTTCTGCATAATCCCGGTCAAGTAGAGTGCGCCATTTCTGACCTCGGCTTTCTCTGCTTCGGTCAAGAAGTCTTGGCAAACACCACCTTCACAAAGTTCAAAATATTCTCTTAATACCATTTTAGACATCATATTCTCCTCATCTACGGGCGTTACCCGCACGAGCTAAGAGCCTTTGCAACAACGTCGCACCGGCTGTAAGCCCCATTTGCGATTAATCGCCTTCTCTTCCTGTAAAAAGTTCATTGCGTATACCCCTATCTCCGAATAACATGGTTAAAACATAAGAAGTGCCCGAGCTTAGGCATCCCAACAAGAATGCTGTCGCCACACTTATGTCAAACATAAATAGTTCGGTATAAGGGTTTATTCCACATAGAAACACGCCGACCCAAAAGCCAATGCACATAGGGCAATGGAAAAAGCCAGCGAATTTTTCTTTAGATGGTCGGACTGTGTTAAAGATTGAGCCGTACACAATAATTTGTGTCATTCCGAAGGCACATAAAATAAAATATATTAAATCCAAGAACGCCTCTTAAACAAACCTTCTGCCACGCTGCTGGTGAGTTCCACCCATACCGTATGCGTGAGATGTGCCGAGGGCACCTTTCTCTTCGCCTTGCGGAACCTCGCCCAGTTCGGTGCTGTCTTCCGGATCGGGCTCTGTCAGGCGAGCGGTCTCGGCTCGATCATAAGCCTTGGAAACCATAAAGTATGGTCTTTCCATATCCATAAATTTGTCAATAGATAGCATTGCCATTTGAACTGATGACACGCCGTCGGCTGTCGATTCAAGGATAGTGCCCTCCATCGAGCCATATACGTTTCCGCCGTGGACGGTCGACATATCAACAATGCCGCTTTTATATAAAAACTTAAAAAGGCGATCCTGTGTTTCATATACCATGTCATGAAAATCATCTTTAGCCAGCGCTAAAATTTTATTCTTGGCGGGGTAGATCACAACATCAATCTGTTCGTGATCCATGATCATAATATTATCATCCAGAGTTTTACGAGCCTGCAACTCCACTGTTGCATGCGGCTCTGGTTCAACCGGAGGAGTATTAACTGTTATTTCGATATCTGCCATTATGCCTCAATCTCCCTGACCAGCGACTGGATCTTCAATACGTTTTCCAACATGTCGCTATTGATTTTTTTCTTAGCGAATTCGTCAAGCATTGTTATAACTTTCTTTGTCTTTACTTTCATTTCCTCGTCACTGGAAATCTCTTCTTGCATGATACCGGTATGAACAACATCTCGAAGTCGACCAATCTCTTCGTTCAGAAACGCCTTAAGTGCGAGACCGTTATCTGAAAACGATAAAACGTAATTGTTTAAAAGCACACTTTGTTCTTCATGTAGACTGCCGCTATACCGATCATTGAACTTTTTCACAAAGTTCTTCATCACAAGGTTGTCCACTTGATGTGTCTTTTTCTCCTGCGGCGAAGAGATGCCAGACAAGGAATTACAAATTGTCTCTTCTAAGAGTACTCGCCTTTCAGGGGGTAACTCTCCATTGAAAATTTGATACACTGTTGCAAGATTTTTATATTGTGGGACAAAGTTGGAAAAAACGCTGGTCGAAATGTTTTTATTGATCTTCTTGATGACCTTGCTCTGCTCCGAAAAAATCTGCTCCGAACTCTCGGCAAGCAAGTTTTCATATGAAATTCTAACTTCTTTAATTAATTTTTCTGCCGATGACTTCGCCAGACCCCGAGTTTCATAAAGAGCCCTATATAGTTTTAATTCCTCATGCAACACTGAACTAGAAGAGAAGTGCTCTTTTAAAATTGCCTTACATGCGACCGAGGCATTTGTGTCTTTTCGGATTGCTGACCTAGTAAGCTCTCGTACCAGTGCTTCAAACAAAAAAGCGGTATTTCTTTTCTTATTGTGTTTTAACTTCATTATTTTTTATCTCCAGTTCTTTAATCAAAGACTTCACCTCACTATCAACACTAAGCATCTTCTCTTCCAAAGAATAATTAGATTCTTTCCCCTCGGAAAGCCCAGTTGTTTTAACAAGGGAACTTAAATCAGCCATCCCCTTGTACATATTGCGCAGTGTGCCTCTTCCAGTTTCATCAGAATATTGTGATCGAGTACTGCGGCGATTTGCCCCAATGTCCCTCTTGTCTGAATTAACAGGTGTATAATATTTCCCTTTTGCGCGGGGAGTTAGGTACGAACCGTCATCGGCTCGTCGTGCTGGGGCTGCGAGGAGGGGACCTTCTTCCTCTTCCTCACCGCCTTCTTCGCCGCCTTCCTCGCCACCGAGATCTAGATCTTCGCCGCCGCCGCCAAAGTCACCGCCTCCCATATCACCGCCGCCTTCCTCGGCGCCTTCTTCTGCTACTGCTTCCAGCGCGGTTTCATGCTTCTTGTCAAAGAACATTTCACGAAGGTTCTGAAGGTGCTCTTCGTCCGACTGACTAAAGATGTTTTTGGCGATCCATCGCTTACTAAAGTATCCTTCAGTTGCACCAGAGGCAACATCAAATTTAGTCTTCCAGTGTTCTAGCTCTTGAAGCTCTGCAATTCTTGATGGGTTGTTTAATTTTAATTTAAACGAAACCAGATCCTCTTCACGATAACCTAATGTATATAAGTGGATGATGCCAACCTTCTCCAACTCAGAAAGAATTGCTCTCTGTAGTCTTTGAATGGTTCTAGCAAATCTAATATCCTTCTGCGCTAGCGTGGCTTTGTCCTCGTCTGCTCCCTCGCCCCTTGAGAGATACGACATTGGCACCTTCAAAGCGGAGAACAGTTTGTCTCGCAAGTATTTAACATCATCAATGTCGCCAGTGTATGTTCCACCGGGTAGGCTTTCAACTCGTGAAGACTGACCGCCTCGCATTGGAATAAAATAATCTTCGTCAACGCTCATTGGGTTATAACGAAGATCGACACGACCCGTATCTGCATCCACAATTTGGCTGCGCTTCATCTGGGTCATGACCTTCTGCATGTATTGTTCAATATCGTTTGGTGCAATGTTACCAACGTCAATATAAAACACGCGGCGCTCGGGCGAGCGAACAATACGATAAGCCATCATCGCATCTTCCAAGAGCGTAAGCTGTCGCCAAATGCGGCGTGCTGGTTCTAGCGCGGATGTTCCATATGGAGCATACTTGTCGTTGCCTAAAATACGAAGGTGCGCGATCTGCCAGTTCTCGAATGTCAACCCACCGGTGTTCCACTGGAACTGTACATAATTGGGATTGGTCTTGTCTTCACCTTCCAATCTTTCAATCTCGTGAGGGGGGAGACCAATTGAATTCTTTACCCCTTCGTTCTCGTCAATATCTAAATATAAAAAGAAGTCGCCATATTTACACATCGTGCGGCACCAACCAAAAAGGTTGAACTCAATATTTAAAACATTGTGATAAAGTGTAGCCAGCATATCCTTGATCTCCCCATTGGGGCAATCAATAGTGAGCAATGGCTGGAGTGAAGTGGATGTAGTCATCTCATCTGCATAGATATCTAATGCCGAGGCAATCTCTGGAGTGTATTCCATCTGGTCAAAGTCGGCATAACGATCAGCACGGTTTTGATTTGCCATATAAGCACTTGACAAACTCTCAAAAGGATTATACTGTGTTTTCTTAAACTGCTGACCGGTCATAGAGCTAAATTTATATTTATCTAACTGTCTACGACGGAGATTGCGTGTTGTTTGCGCACGGTAGTTAACAATCGGACCAGAGAAAAGGCGAGTTAACCTTTTAAAGAGGGGGGAATCTGAATTTCTTGGATTGTTCTCGTTATCTGCCATTGTTTATCATCCTTTAAAAAGCCAACCGAATTCTTGTCGATCTTTTATTTGCTTTTCTGCTGCCTTGCTTTTGTTCCCTGTCATTCCGGGTATGGTTGTATCCAATATTGTATTAGATTTTGTCATAGAATTTAAGAAAACTTTTTTATATTCCATATCCCTCTGATTGGTCACCAACGCCGTGTCCCTAACCCAACACCCGATTGCCATACTCATTACCAAGTCATCATGATAACTTCGCATTGCTTCCGGCTTACCATTATTCCAAATGAAAGTTTTCATTTCATTTAAAATGCGAGACGAATGCAAAGTAATTAGTTGATTACGAATGAATTCTTCCAGTTTTGCAATAATCAATGGTCTTGTTTTCATTGTAGTTGTAAAGCCGGGGACAGAATTGCTTGCGTACTCTGCCAAGTGTGGTTCGATATACTCATGAGTTGATTTGACAGAAAAATAAATGTTGGGATAATTTGCCTCAATAAGCTTTTCCAAAATGGCAAACCCGATATTATTATTCTCCACAACAAGCATACAATTTCCGTATTCTCTTGCGGTGTCTTGAAGTAAAGATGCGTAAGTGTCAAGGTTCGGGCGACCTTGATATTCTGCTACCTGCGTTAAAGTATTTAAATCAATAACGTGAAACGCTGAATAGTCTTTCCCGTCGCCACGGGCGACGTCAGCAACAAGGAGATAAGTGTGTTCGGGATTATAAGTTTCCCAAATCCACAAGTTTCTATCGAAGCCAGTTTTATAAACTGGTTCGCAAATATCACCTTTTTCTATCTTTTCCAAATCCGATGGATGAAGAACCGTTTCGCCAGACATGTTAAAATTGCACTCAAGCTCTTGAGCAATTTGTCTACGAGACATGTTCTTTGTCTCTTTCTCAAACCACTCTTGGTCGCGGTCTGGGTGTACCTCCCAAGGGAGAGTTGTTGGGTGAAAATCGTTTGCAGCAATGTCTGCATCAATAAAAGTTTGATGAAACCAATTACCCACACCGTTGGGCGTAGACAACGCAATGCACCGACCACCTGTAGACAGCGTGGGATACAAACCCGTCCACAGTTCTTCCAGCCCTTCAACGTGTGCTGCCTCGTCAATGACCAAGAGTGACAAGGCTTCTGAACGACCTGCGTCGCCAGATGTTGAAGATGCTTTGATTTGCGAACCATTGGAGAGTTCAAATGATGTACGGTTATCAACAGAGATGTTAGATACCATCATCCACTCTGGTAAGTTTCTAATAAGGTGCTTGACTTTTTTAACCAAGTTTCCCGCTGTGGAGAACTTTGTGGCAATGACAAGAATGTTCTTGTCTCGGTGAAACATCATCATCCAAGCAACGTAAGCAGCGGTAACAGTAGAGATGCCAAGCTGCCGTGCTTTTAAAATTACATTGAACCGATAGTCGTTGAAATCTCTTAGGAGATCGTCTTGAAAGTCATAAGTTCGGAAAGGAATAAGACCGCGCATTGGGTGTGAGATCTTTGCATAGTTGTTGATAAAGTAGGCTGGGTCTTTTCCTGACTTGACGATCTCTTTAATGATCTCGTTTTTAGTTAACTGATACCCCATTCATTACTCTTATTTTGCTTCTGCTGCGGCTTCTTTCGCCAAGTCAATAAGAATTCTTCGAACATTGTTCGGCTTAATTGAAGGATGCTGAGAGGCTTTGTTCAAAAGCATTGTCATAACGTCTTTGAATTCTCTAACATTTGAAATCTTATCAAACACGTTATCAATTACACTGGTGTCCAATTTGTCTTCAAGCTTCTCAGCATCCTTCTCCATAGGCTCCTCGGAGTCTTTATCACCCCCTTGGTCCAATTCACCCAATGAAATGTTCGCAAGCTCTTCTTGAATGATTTCTCTCAATCTACCTTTCGTCAAGTTCATTTGCGTGGCTCCTCGTCTCTCTTGCCAGAAACGTTTTCTGGTTTCTTGGTCTTGGGAAATTTGTCTTTACCAATAGCTAGCCAGTTCTTAATCGCGTCGTCTAGACGGTCTTCGCTTTCTTGCTTGATCGATTCAGCGTCCATTCCGTTGATCTGGAAATGTTGCTTGGCTTGGACCCATGAACGAACTCGGGAGGTGTTCTGTACCAAAATATCGGGCTCATCAACACTCTTCAAAGAGAGCGCGTCGCCAGTGATATTTTTATATTCCTTTTTCAGATATTTCAAACATGTGTTGAGCATTCCGGCGATATCGTCTTCGAAGCCATTT